CTATCCTTTTTCATCATTTTGCATTTCCCCTGTAATATATTTGGACAAAACATCATCCAAATTGTACGACACGACCCCGTGCTTTGCAAAAACTTTCTTCATTTCACTGCGAGCAAGATTCCTGACTATCTCAACAGAACGATCCTCTTCTAGGATAAAATTAAGTCTATATTTCTTTTTCCCTTGCTGCTTCCCCATTTGGCATCACCTACTATCATGCTATGTGAAGGGGCTTGGCTAAGTTGCCCCTTCAGTCTCTTCCTCCTCCGACTTTTCCACCAACAAATTCAAGTCCGCAGCCAGTTTATAAAATGCTCTCCAGCGAATTGTACCGTACTTTCCCGCACTGATTTCCGGCTTAAACACTTGATTGTAGACATGATAGTCCGTGATATAATCATGCTCCTTCGTCATGTATCGTTCCTCGATCAAAAACCGTTCCATCCGTGGCATACGGTTGACAACCCGCTCAATTCGTTCGCAGTACTTTTTGCGGTATGCTCGGGAGTCCACGTTATGAATAGCTATGTCGGCGGTTTGATCACTAGTGACATTCGTCGGGCCATGGAATCTCTCGTTGTATCCCGCTGTCGTGCTTGCCTCTCGGTCTTCGTGACTCAGGAATTTATACATCCTGTATTTTTCGAAGGCGTTCTCAACCGCTGCCTGTGTCTTCTTCCGATCAATCTCCGGAAGGAAACTTAATTGCCCCACTCGCATTCACCTCCAGGATTGGGGTTCCCCCGGCCGGAGCCGGGGCATCCTTTATTGCGGTAACTCATCCGGGTCGCCATCCTCAACGCCGGCCATCGGATCGCTCTTCGCAGCCAAAGCATCATCAAGCGTCAGTTGGTTTTTATCCTCGACCTCAACGGTTCCGTCTTGGTTGATCTTGCCCTTCAGTCCTTCGCGGTACTTTTTCTGGTTCTCCCGAAACTCTTTGACCGTCTGACTGGCCTTTGAAAGAGTTAGCGTAACATCCGTACCGGAACGGCTGTAAAAAGCTGCGCTGCTCTCTTCAGACGTTCCACCCTTGACCTCAAACTCCATTACGGTTTTCTTATCATCCCGGTTGATCTTCTTGTATTCGGCCTCAACCGTAACGTCTTCCAAACCTTCGATCTCAAGTATTACGACATTGCGGGATAATTCTCGGAGCTCTTCTTTTTCCTCGTCCTCCCCTTTGACCCAGAAGGTCATGGATTCCTTTTTGCTATCGCGAGTTTGTTTATTAAAATGTGCTTTGATTGTGATGGACATTTATAATTTCCCCTCTCGGAATAATTTTGGAATAATTTCAGTTGAATCTGACAAGTTCATCAGCGATGAAGAAGTTGCCCCAGCCGTCCTGTTGCAGCTTTCCATCTGTGGCCATCCGAACTTTCAACTCCTCGCCACAGACGTGGCATGTCACTACGCGCTCTTCCTCAGGGATATAGTGATTGCCCTTGTTCTTACAGTCAGGGTTCTTGCACCAATATCGGCAGCGGTAATGCGGCACCCCATCTTTGTACTTAATGCCCGTTTTGTAGTGCTCTGGCTCCGGGATGGTCTTCGGCCCGCTTTCAACCGCTTTGCTTACCAGCTCCGCTATTGGAGTTGTCAGATTCCTTCCCGATCCAATAAGCGGTGGCTTGGTAATCTCTACTGCTGATTTTGGTAGTTGTGGGATCTTAGGTAGCGGTATGACAATCTCACCGGGACTAATGCATTGCAGTCCTCTTGCTGCATCTGCCACGGTCTGGGTAGTTGTGGCCCCTATCTCCCTCGCCAACTTAGACAGACCCTCGATCTTCTCGCTGCTCTCATTATTTGATTTAGTCAAAGATTCACTTTGCGTCTTAACCCCAAATACGCTCATGAATCCTTCAATGATGGATTGTCCATTCTCCGCCGTAGCCCCATCCATCTCCAACTCTCCGCTACCTTCAGGCGTTTGAATATTTACTCTCAACCAGCTCATGGATAATGGCTCCTCTCATGAAAATACTTTTATAATTGCTATTGCTATAATTGCCGCGCAGCAGATGGCAGCCATGTTTTGACCATGCGGCTTATTGTTCTTGCCGTCCCCAATAGCTTCCAGAAAACTGACTCCAGCGACGATGGATAAAAAGATGATCACGATCCGCTCGCCCCCTCTGGCTGCAACATTTTCCTAAGCTCTCCTACGTTGTCCGTAACCTTATCGAGCACCGTCATCACCTGCGGGTTTACTCCGGTTGATAGCCGTTGCCTAAGCTCGTCTTCCCAGCTATTCCAGGCGCCCAGGCGAATGCCGTAATCACCCAGCAATTCCCGAACCTGTTGCAACAGATCAGAGTCCCTTTGAAGCCGCTCCTTCTCCCAATCCACATCACTGACTTTCTTCCGAAGCTCGTTAATTTCGTTGACTAGCTTGGAACCTACATTTCTGCCAAGAGCCCTGCACGTCTTCTTTTCCTCCAGATAAGCCTCAAACATCTCACGTCGGCTGCTAAAAAACGGATGACTGTCCGACTCTGTCCGGGACATGAGCATGTATTTGTAAATGTCCGGCGGTATCTCGGTTAATCGGTGCTTCGCAGCTCGCTCTGTCCGCAGAGCCCCTGTATCCGGGTAGTAATAAATTAGTCCTACCTCCGGCGGTAGCTCGTCTTTTGCTATCAGACCCTTGGGGCATACAAAGCTAAATCTATTGCAATATGCCATGTATCCCGGCCATTTCTGATCTTGCAGAAAATCGCCGCGGCTCACTTTAACCTCATATCCCATAAGGCACGGGTTTGCCCAACTCTTCTTCATTGCCAAAGCGTCAAATTTCAGCAACTCCTTGTTGTCCCAGGTTCTGCCCGTCTTAACTTCAGTAAGAAACAAATCGTCAGTATGGCGCTTAGACAATGCGAGCTTGACCTGATCGGCTCGTACTTTACTCACCAGCCCTCGCCGCCCTTCCGCATATATTTGTTGTTGTATCCCTCCTGACTAGCCGTAATGGTACTGTCAACCGGCTTTCGTGGTGGTGGCGGGCCGTCAGCGCCGATTTTCTTTAAATGCGCCTCTATCTGCTCCGGTGTCCAGACTTCTCGCTTAATCTTTTTGTACAGCATTGGAATCACCCCTCTTCAATGCTTCCGCCTCATAGTCAGCAATTAACTGATTCATTTGGGCAATCTCTTGATCATAGGCGGCGTTTTCTTCTGCCAGCAAAGTTACCATCCTGTCCTTCTCTGCCAACTCCCGATTTTGCGTCTGAAATCGGTTTGCGTCGGCATGATGCTTGCACGCCCAATGTGCAGCTGATTCGTTGGCCTCGCGCAGTTGCTCTTGAAGCGAGGTGATTATCTCGTCTTTCTCTGCAAGCTCACATAAAGGACAGGTATGGTTTCCGTTACCCTCGCCCGTTACTGGGTCGATGTCCTGATGATCCGCGTCGAAGGTGAAGCCGCATGTCGGGCAGTCCCATAATTTTAGTGATTCGCTCATGGCTGACCATCCCAATTCCAGAGCCCCTGCTGCCCCTTGGCCGGGATTGGCTCCGGTAGACGCTGAACGTCACTCATTTGCCATGCGAAGCGGCCGTCAGTATAGTCACCGAACTTATCCTCTTTGAGACTGACTCTCCTCCTCTTGGTAGACCCATCTACAAAGTTGAATAGATACGGCATTAGGCTCCTCTCATAATCAAGACCGACGAACCAGCACTCCGAAAGATTAGCAATGGCAACGACCGCGCCTGTGGGGAGGTTGTCCGTTGTGTATCCGTGTTTAGCTAGTGTCGATTTAATCGGTTCCCACTCACAGGCTTCCCGGTCAACCTTCTTGCCTGCGTGGATCGCCAACGGGCCCCGATAATTGATTTGCCAACTGCGCGTTTCATATTGCTTTTCACCGAGAGCGATCAATGTCGCCCAGGGCTGATGAATCGTTATGGACTTCATTCCTTATCCTCTCCCCTCAAAACAGCTCCATCTGTCCGAATTCCAAATCTTTTATTTGCACATAGTTTGGTGCCTGCTCCCAAGCGTCACGGCCATGAAATTCATGTTCTCGCCTAAATTCGTTGGGATTGCGTATTAATAAGTAGTGGTGAAGCCGACCCTCACCATACCCGGAAAGCGCCCTACCGATGATATTGAGCTTGTAATATTTGTTTACAGCGACTAATTCAATAGGTGCGTTAATCTCAGCAATAATTCTTTTGATTTCCACCGCATTTTGCATCATCTCCGACTTGCTGGCTTCTACGGCATGCGGCGAACCTCTATAAAAGAAATCAAGCATAGAATCCCTCCTAAAGTTGATGTACTCGTTGGTCGGTTCTGCATTCGGATATCCATGGATATTATCGGGATCGTAATATGACGGAGTCCATCCAGGAGTGAGCATCCATTTTGAAAGGTCTACTGGCCCCAACAACGGCTCACAACTTAGGAACCTGACAACTGCAGGAATCTGAAGCAGATGAGGTATACGCTCATCTGCCGCCTTTTGGTTCTCTACGCTAACCCCGAGCCAGACATGCGGAAGTTCACTCATAATCCATCCGCGCTGCAAAATCCAATCTCGCATACGCTCAGGCCGTTTAGTTAGAATTTGATAGGTATGATGCTGTGCTATTGTCATAACTCGAAACACCTGTTCAATGAATCCGTCTGGCACATCCGGATGGAAAAGGTCACTCATGCTATTGACGAATATCCGCCGTGGACGCTTCCAACGCAAAGGCTGATCTAGCTTCTCCGGCCGCAACGTCACATGAAACCCTGACTCAAAATAGTGCCCCGGTGTTCCCTCAAATCGTTCCGTGAACGTCTTGGCGTAGCAGTTCCGGCAGCCTTCGCTGACCTTAGTGCAGCCCGTAACCGGGTTCCAAGTAGCGTCAGCCCATTCAATTCCTGTTTTGTCGCTCATGTCCATCACCTCAATATCCGCTTGCCTGCCGCTCGTGATTCACGGCGTTTTTCGCGGCGTAAGCTTCGGCGATCTGTTCCCATGTGAATTCAAATCCAATCATTCCAACCGCCATAAATACAAACCAGGCGTTTCTGAAATAGAATACTTCGGTCGAATAACCTAGATTTTCTTTAATATTCGGTATTTCCTTTTTCTCCATATACCATTTCGATAGCCAATAAATAACCTCAAGGATAGCACCGCCGATACCGCCGTCTAATCCGTTCTCACGCGCTTCTTCGATCGCTTCCTCATAGAGATAGAGGTGTTCGAGCCAGCCCTTTTGAACGGCTATGCTTAGGAAGAAGTGCAGGCAATCTGCGTATTCTTCGAGCAACTTCTGTGGCTTCTTCTCCGGAAAATGCGGATAGTCTTTGAAGTCTGGAATATACTCTCCGTTTGAAGCGGCATACTCTTTCTTGGTCATGTCCCAGCAATGTTCGCACATATCAGCACCAGCATCTGCTATAAAAGGACTAGGCCGAGTGTAACTGACTTCTTCTCCGCAATAACTACATGTTTCAAGCGGGTACATTAGAGGTTCTTGCCGTGTACTCCAATGCTTGAATCCGCGCCATTCGTTCCCCAGCTCTCCGATCTCCACCTGAAGCGCAAACACCGTATTAGGGAGAAAATCTTGCCCTTCCAGCCCCTTCTCCTTGATAATCCGGGCATCGAGCTGCTTTTGCATTTCGTACATTTGTTCTAAAGTGATCGTCATTTATATCATCCTTTCCACCTAAAATAGAGTTACTCGCAAAGCCCATACACGCTAGAGCAGGCTGGAATATCATCGAATTCAATGGCTTTAACAAGGTCGTATTGCTTTCCGCCAAAAGTAGTTTTTGACCATTCCACCCACTCTAAAATTCCGTTTCCAGCTACTTCGTCGTGTTTGAAGAACGATGCAGCTCCCCTTTTTGAAGCCTGGCTGACGATCCTTTCCCATTCAACTACTCGTTGTATTTCATCTGGATATCTGCGAGAAATCTCGAACAACTCCTGTTTAGAGCAGTTAATACACGGCATACATCCGACGCGTCCCATACCTTGCTTGTAAAGCGGGTTTGGTTCTACTCCGTGCTTTTCGTGCATTTCAAACACTTGTTCAACATCCCATTTCAAAATAGGTCGATATATTTCAAAGCCTTCCGGCGTTAGCTCCCGTTCCGCCAGCTTCGCTCGCGCCGGACTTTCTTGCGCTCTTACTCCTTGCCAACTCACAACGTTATAACCTTCTTCAATCAACGGCAGATACACTTGGTCGAATATCGGTTCCCTTTTTATCATGCCAACTCCTCGAAATCAAACAGCGTAGGCATATCCGCTTCCATCTCGGCAGCCTGCAGGTAGCCGATTCCATCACGGAAATAATCCGTGTTGAGTTCGATCCCGTACCCGCTGCGCCCCATCTTGACTGCCTGCATCGGGACTGTCATCAGACCACCGAAAGGGTCAAGAACAAGGTCGCCGGGGTTGCTGTATCGGTTAATGATCCGCTTCACGATATCGAGCTGCAGTGGGCAGACGTGCATCTGCTGGCGGCGCTGGCTTTGCGTGGTGTTAAGCGTCCGCATCCGGTTAATGTCGTCCCATACCTCGAACGTCCAGGATCCGGGAGCGACAACCATAAACGTGGCTGGGAGTTTCCCGTCCTGGTCGAGTTGCTTAGCCAGTGCCACGTGCTCCTCATAGCTGTACACATTGCCCCTTGAGAATTTTCGGTAAGCGGCCTGCAGCTTGTTCACAGGGATAGAGGCAAGCTCATCTTTACTTAGCAGTCGGTCACCTGAACTACGCCAGTAACCATGGGCATCGATCTGCCATTGCGCTCTGGTGTACTCCTCTTTGGTCTTGGTGACTGGTTTGTCAGCGTAGGCACGACTGGTATCGCTCGGAAGCTTCCGTAATAGCAGAATGTACTCCGGGCAGCCGACGCCCATTTTTGTACCATCCTTGCACTGCTCCGACCAGCCAAGTCGGTACGTCTGGTTGTTCTCCCGGACCACGTCCGTAACCACCGTGATCATCCCGAAGTATTGAAAGCCGTGCCGTCGGTAATGGTCAATGCACATTGCATGAAATGGCTCCATCGTTGGCATTCCGGTACCCGTTGCATTCCCGAAGAGTACCCGATCCTTTACGTGAATGGCTGCCACACGACCGGGCTTCAAGATCCGGAGCAGCTGCGGCGTGAGGTAATCCATCTGCTCGAAAAACCGATCTGTATCCTCGTTATGGCCGAAATCGTTATATGACGGCGTATATTCGTAATGGTTCGAAAACGGAATGGATGTATGAATCAGATCAATGCTGTTTTCCTCCATTTCCGAGGTTTCCAGCACGCAATCATTGTTCACGGCCGTCCACCGCTCGCCTTGTAACTTCACTCGCTCAACCCCTATCGTGCGGGCTAACTTGTCGATGACCGATGTGCCCGATAACCCATATTTTTTGATAATCTCGACCATCTTGCTGACCAGGTAATCATGCTGGCGCCATTTTTCCATCAGTGTCTTGAGTATTTCAGATTCCGATTCCATGTAAATAAAGTGGATCTGGCAACGGTGCTGCTGCTGGAACCTGTGAATCCGGTGAACTGCCTGAATTGTGTCGTTAAAGCTATAGTCGATGCCGGCAAAGATGGCGATATGACTTTGCTGCAGGTTAGCGCCGGAGCCCAATATCTCTGGCTTAGACAGGAGCACGGTATATTTCCGATCCTTCCAGTCCAGCACTCGCTGCTCCTTTTCATCATGCGTCAAGCTGCCATACACTGAGGCGACGGTGATCCCCTCGGAAGCCAGTGCCCGCTCAATAGCATCCTGTTCGTCGTTGAGGTGGCACCAGATTACAACTTGCTCCGGAGTGCTCGCTTTGACGATCTCCACAACCCGGGCGACTCGCTGCCCGATACTCTCCCGCTTTTCCCTCGCAGCATCTTTAAGCCCGATTGCCGCATCACGCAGCAGTAACAATTGTCCGTCCCGTTCGGCTCCAGCCGCGCTGTGATCAACCGGGAGCTCGTGATATTGGATGTCCAGCGGTGGCAGATCATACCCCTCGTCTGAATATCCAAGATCTGAAGGTTTCGTAATAAACAGCGCCCAAGTCGAAACCCATAGCCAGAACTCATCTTCCTTGTGAGGGTAAATGGTCAGGTTATTGGCCTTCGTGCTGTCCCGCTGGAAGAACCGCGTCAGAGCTTGCCCTGTGTCCATTACTTCCAAGAAGCCGGCATAATGGATAAGTTCTTTGTATTTGTTCGGGCTCGGCGTCGCTGTGCAAACCAGCTTGAATGGCACGCCCTTAAACTTGTCGAGAAATGTCTGGTATGTCTTGCTCCCGTATCCTCTCAGCACGCTTGCCTCATCAAGCACGGCGGCCGTAAAGTAGGTCGGATCAATGTCGCCATCCCTTACCCGTTCATAATTCGTCAGCAGGATAGAGCCGGGTGCAGCCTCCACCTCCGCCATATTCCGTACATACTCCGGTTTTTCCATCCCCAGCAGCTTCACGGCGTCATTTTCAAACTCTAGCTTTACGCCGAGCGGTAGAACAATAAGCGCCTTGCCGCCTTGATGCTTAACCACTAACCGACTGAACTCTAGTTCCTGAATTGTCTTCCCAAGGCCGAACGCTTCAAACAGCGCCCTGCGCCCGCCGCGAATTGCCCATACTACTGAATCCCGCTGATGCGGCTTAAGAATTTGATTTATTTCATCCGGAGAGACCGTAAAACCAGTCTCCCTGGCAATCTCGATTTTTGTTTTAAGGAAGTCGATGTATTGCATTGCCTCTCCTCCTAATGCACCATCGCAGGTATTGAATCATCCTCGTAAGGCGCCACCCAAACCGTATCCCACGACATCGTGAATGTGTCCCTGGCCTCTGCTTGCGCAGCCGCAAGCAGGATCACGTTACCCATTGCTTGAGCTGCATCACAAGGCACGGCATTGCCGATATATTCCCGAGCCTTTGCATCGCTGCACCCTTCCAATTGAAACGGTCGTCCGTCTGGAAGATATCTCGGAAAACTCTGGAGCATGGCGAGCTCGTAGGTCGTAAGGGGGCGATGCCATGTGCCATCCTCAGCAATCAATATCCATTCCCCTCGATCAGTGTCAGCTGGGATGCGAGGATCAGCAAGGGCTGACGTTCCAGAGTGGATATCTCCAGCTCCCGTGACCGTTTTCCCCGGTTTGTCCCAACTTTGAACGCCGTATGACCCGGAACGAGGGCTGCAAGATAAGCGAGGATCGCTGATGCTGGCCGGGCTATTCATTATGCGACTTGCTCCCCGCACAGTCTTCCCTGTCGCATCCCAATCCTGTACGCCGTAGCTGTCTGGCATGAGGTTGGTATTAACTCTTGGGTCAGAGACTGATTGTCCCCCACTGCCTAATGAGTCCTCGCCTGTAACTGTGTATGCCTGCTGATCCCAATCCCGAACAGAATAGCCGTTACTGCGCCGCTTGCCGTTTCGATCATTCAATCGGGGGTCGGCGATTGCCAAGGCACCACTGCCAAACCTGGTTCCAGTAACGCACGGCGCTGGCTCATCGGCCCTGACAATCCGATATACTCCCGGATGCCGCCCTGCCCTGTCCTTGAGCCGGGGATCTGAAATCGAGATAGCTCCATTGTTCGGCCCACCTGCCCCCGTTACTGTTGGTCCTGGCTGATCATCCCGGCAAACTCGATAAATTGCCCCGTGAGTATCCTTCTTAAAGTTCACCCGCGGATCAGACACAGCCGCAGCCCCGTTGCTTCGGCCTGGCCCGGCCGTTCCCGTAACCGTTCTGCTAGTTTTATCCCAATCCTCGACTGCAAAGGCTCCGCCTCGCGGCTCATGGATAATCCGATACTGCTCGAAGGGTACATTTTGAAGATCGCGCCAGTCTCCTCCGGCTGGAATCAGTGCAAGCCGCACCCATGTTTTCCATTGCAGTTTAGGCAGCCGATGAAGCGGTCCGCCCGCTTCGGTATCGCCAGGCATTGGTAGCTGTCCGATTACGTCCCCGATACTTCTAAGCGGCTTTTCCTCTGGATAGAAAATGAAGTTTGGCACCTGATCTTCTTGGCGAGACATTACCAAGAAGCGAAGTCTATCTGCTCCTAAACCACCGATTTTCCCGAGATTATGATCCGCGCGCATGTTAACTGCGAATCCGTTCTTTTTCAGCATCTTTTCTATCTGCAGCAGCAGAGCTTTTCCACGAGTCCGAATCCGGGGAACGTTCTCTAGTTGAATGATTGCTGGCAGCCGATCCCCATAGAGCCTGCATGCCTCAAGAACAAGCCAGATACCCCGAACCGTAAGCTGATTTAGTGCCTGATACTTATCCGTTTTAGCCGACTTTTCAGGCAGCAGCCCGGACAATCCCTTGCATGGTGGAGAAGTGAACAGGAAGAATGGCACTTGCTGTCCCATAGCAACCCACATATCCCAAGGGGTTACTTCCTTCCATTCGGGCGGCGGTGCTTCGCCGTGCCATGCAATGTACTGCTCGCGGGTAAACAGGTCCATGCAAATAGATGTTTTTTCGCCAGTAATTAAATCGTGGTTACGACAGGCGACCGGGTCATTATCTACAGAGCCAAGAATTTTGAATCTGTACACCTTGCCGCCGTATTCGACTTCTGATTTCATCAAGCCCTTGGTTTCCCCACCGATGCCACCAAATAAAATGAATGCCGTCTTGTACTGGACATTCTCTAGAATTTGCAAAAACGCACCCTCCTCTCAATTCCTCTGGTCATTTCCGTTAAAATAAGAACGGTTGTTCTGCCAAATGGGTATGACTATCCGCCGCCGCAGGCTTCCCCCGGCGTTTGCTCGTTTTCGGTTTTGGTTTCTTAGGTTTCTTGACCGTGCTTGGATCGATGATGGCCATTATGACCTCTTGCTGATATTTCGGGTAACAGCTCAGCGCTTGGCCGCGCTTTACGTCATATACTGTCTCGGCGATCCGGGCAAGCACATAGGCGTCTGCGATGTTCTCCGTTCGGGGCTTGACTCCCCAGTGTTCTTCAACAGCAGCTATTACCCGGCGCTTAACCTCTTTGCTCTCCAACCGCACCTTACTCCCAGGCTCGCCTTCCCACTCTTCGACATTTACAAATTTCTTGAGCTGGTTAGGTGTTGCTGAAATGAATGTGCCCACCTTTCGATCTGTCGCCAGCCTAGCCGCCCAGTTGTATCCGGTCGAAACCTTATTTGTATCGAATTTTGCCTCCATCGCAAAACCTTCAATGCAGACATTATCATCCGACTTAAGGTGCCGATAGACTTCATTGAGAATCATATTGATTCGAGCCGGTGCGGTATCGCCTTTGCCGACGAACTCAGTCCAGCCGATTAGTGCGCCATCAGTGCCGATTACGACGAATCCTGTATGAGTCGCAGGATCAATTCCGATGTGCCTCATATCGATATCCTATACGGCAGAATCAGGTACAGATTTTCGTTACCGTCCACCGGACGAATGATGATTGGACTCATAGCTCCCGTGAATCCTATGAACAGCTGCTGGCTACCGATTACTTTCAGCACGTCGAGCATGTACTTGGAGTTAAATGCAATCTTGATCGGATCGCCGCTAAATGAATCTGCTTCCAGTTGTTCGATCACTTTCCCGACCCCGGAGGATTTAGACTCTATTCTTATTGCACCATCCTCGGAAGCCTCGAGCAGGACGATGTTCGTTTTTTCCTCACGAGCCAGTAAGTACGCCCGATCAATCGATTCGTTAAACGCTTTGACATTGACCGTAAGCTCGCTTTTAAAGCTAGTCGGTATAATTTTGGACGTGTCCGGGTAGCTGCCTTCCAGCATGCGGGTGAAGAAATGAACCTGGTCGGTTTGAAATAGCACATGACCGCTACTGACCGATATCCTGACATCCTCCTTGTCCTGAACGATCTTGGACAACTCGACAAGTGTCTTGGCTGCGATTACGACGTTCCGAAAATCCGCTTCCTCGTTCGCTCCCGTTTCCACTACGGTGCTCGCCAATCGATGCCGATCAGTTGCCGTAAGTTTCAACCTGCCGTTGTCCAACTCCCACAACACGCCCGTTAAGATGGGGCTTTGTTCGGCTGTGGATACTGCGAACTCTGCCTCTTTGATTAATCCCTTGATTTCGCCTCCGGGTATGGTTAGCTTAAGTTCGTCGCTGCTCGCCGGCATAGCCGGGAATTCTTCCGGATCCATACCAACAAGGTTAAGCTTGGTACGGCCGGATTGTATCAGGGTCGCAAAATTATCCTGCACCTCTATGTTGACAGTTTCCTTCGGCAGCTTCTTGATGATTTCCACGAAGAACTTCGCGGGGAGCACTACGCTGCCACTCTGTTCAATTGCTACAGGCTCAACCGGGATAGTCGCCTGTATGGTTGTTTCAACATCGCTCGCTGTGAGCGTAACGCCCTGGTTGGTGACGTCCAGCTTAACCCCGGTCAAGATCGGTATGGTCGCCTTATTGTTGACCGCCTTAGATACTTGCAGGATCGCTTCGCTTAAGGCTCGTTTCTGGATTGTGAGTTTCATGCCTTCTCAGCCTCCTTGACTAACTCGATGTCCTCTAGGGAAATGTACATTTCATCGTACTTTTCTGGGCCGATAATCTGCACATTGCCTAGTAGAGTTTCCTCGTCATCCACTTCTATTTCCTCACCGGGTTCAAGTGTTATATCCAGAAATATATGTTTCACTAGTCTTTTAACTATGGCTTTCATGCCCTCATCCTCCTTTGCTGTCTCTTTGACTTGCGATATCTCAATCATCATCTAACCAGGCCGCTGCCGCCGACTGTTTAGGCTCTTCCGGTTTCTCCAATGGCGGAGCTGCTGCGGCTGCAGGGACGGCTTCGGGCGGCTTCGAATCGGTTGCCGGACTATCAAACTCCTGAAACTCCTTGCGCCAAATTCGATACTGTTCACGCAAGCCGGGAAATTCCTGTACCAGCCGTCCCCGACGGTAGAACTCAATTAAATCGACCGTCCGATCGTAGATTGCCAGTTTCCTAGCCCTCTCCGCTTCCGTCATCCCACTGAGTGGATCGTCCAGTTCTGCCGCCAGCTTAAACTTGCCTTCCTCGGCGCGCTGATACTCCTCATCGTCCTTTATTACGCGGCTTCGACTGCTCATACTCCCTCACCTTCTCTGCGAGTTTTTCCTTATCTTCCTTGGTAAGGTCTGTAAATCGGCCGTTTTTTCTATTGAAGGCCATTGTAATTATGCCAGTGCCGATCTTCCGTCCTTTGGCAACTATCAACTCAATAAAACCTTTCCACGGTATATCTGGATAATAGTAGTCGTCACGATACAGAAAGATGATTACATCGGCATCGAATTCAATGTTCCCCGATTCTCGCAAGTCGGACATCATCGGTCGTTTGTCGTTTCGCTCCTCGCACTTTCTGCCGACTGAGCTGATCGCGACCACGGGAATATCGAAGGTTCTCGCCATCTGCTTCAACTGCTTGGAGACGTAGTTGACCCGATCCGCATTCTGGCTGAATTTCTTCTCTGTTTCGATCAACTGCAGGTAATCGATGTAGATGATCAAATTAGAATGCTTCTTCTTCATCGCCTTCGTCTGCCGCCAAATGTACTCAATGGTCATGCCTGGCGTATCGTCAATGTAGATCGGGAGCTGATCAAGGATGTCCAGAGCCTTGCTGTAGTTGTCCCAATCATTTTCCGTAAGCCGACCTTTCTGCACCTTGCGGCTGTCTATCCCGCTAATGTCGCAGATATATCGCTCGGCCACATCCTTCGAAGACATTTCTGCTGAAAAGAATCCTACTGTATACCCGGCCATTGCTGTCGACTTGGAATCATTTACGATGTAGGCCGTCTTCCCGATGCTAGGCCGAGCCGCTACAATCGTAAGGTCTTTCTTCTGATGGCCTCCGCCCATCTCGTTAAGGTCATCACTGGCCGTCTTAGCTCCGGTTATGCCGCTGCGAGATCCGCGAGCCATAATCTCCTTGTGATGGCCGTCCAATATGTCCGGAATCCATTGCATGCCGTCTGTTATGCCTTGGCTTTGCAAATCCTGCAGCCGCTCCATCTGATCTTTGACAAAGGACAGATCAACCTCTCCGGCTGCTAGAGCTTCCTGTAAGGCTACCGATGCACGGCGTTGGATGCTGGCTTGCCTAATGATCTTCTGGTATTGGTCAAAGTTTGAAAGAGTCGGGACTGACTCTCGAAGCCGCATTAGATAAGAATTGCCGCCTATCTGCTCGAGACCCTTCCCCCAATGCGTAGCTAGTACCAACGGATCGAATGGATTCTTTACGTCTGGTCGGTTAGACAAATGTTCATACGCCCAACTCAATGCCTCCATCACCGATCTATTTAGGCCATTCGGGTCAAAATCTTCCGTCGTAAGATAGCATTCATCCATAAGCTCCGGCTTCTGCAGCATTGCTCCTAATGCAGCCTGTTCCGCTTCAAGGCTCATAGCTGTTCACCTTCCGTTTCGCCCGACGTTCCAAACGCTCCCGAATATGGTCGGGCATAGGGACTGCTTTCTCGTTGTAGGCTTCCAGGGCTAGCTGTTCCTGCTGCTCTTCCTGCCTCAGCAGATCGTAATAGGACGGCTTCTCTTCTGGCGCCTGAACAATTTCCGAAATAGTAGGGGCAAATTTGCTCGTCCTAATGTGATCTGCAAGCCGCACTTGCGCCGTTTTGAAATCGATGTCTTGCAGCATCATGTGCCACAGTCTGGTGCCTGGTTCTGTAATTTCAAAGAAGGGGTAGGCGGTCTTGATCATGGCTAGGAAGTTCGCTGTTTCCGTTTGTTTCACGAGCCGCACCCTCCTCATAGAATTGATTTAAAATTTCCATTTCTTCTTGATTGCGCTGGGTCCTAGTCTTGTGACCACTATCCCGCGTGACGATATCCAACCGCTGCTCGAGATATTTAGGAAACTTACTTGGTCGAAATAGGGTTTCGTAATCCAAGTACTTCTCTTGAGCAGTCCCGATCCATTCTGCACACTTAACATCGATCACGTGAATGCAGTCGTCTTTGCTGTAACCCTCGTTTAAACGGGCGATGATAAGCTTTGTAGTCCCCTTGGTTGCTCTATACCTCTTGCCTGTTTTTTTGTTCAAGTAAGAGATTAATTCCGAAGCAATTTGTTGATGTTCAATACTCGGCATATTAATAACACCTTCTTCTTTTAAACCTTCTTCTTTAATACCTTCTTCTTTCATTGGTTGCTGTGCTGGTTGCTGTGCTGGTTGCTCTGAAAAATCCTGCTGGTTGCTATCGACCTCAAAGCCTTGCGGCTCAAGGGGTTCTGTTGGTTGAATTAAAATTTCCTGCTGGTTGCTGTGCTGGTTGTTCTGCTGGTTGATTTCAGGGGCATATTCGAAGGAATAAACCGTGAATTTGCTGTGCCGTTGGGTCAGTTTTATGAACCCTTCGTCTACCAGTTTTTTGATTAGAGTCTTCAGCCTTTGTTCCGATATATCCAGCCTCCGACTCCAACCAGGGCGACCAAAGATAAACTCCTTATGATTGATGATTACTTCCAGCCCGTCTACTACCCTCGTCTCAGGCTTGGTTGAAAAACGGGCTAGAAAGTACATCTCACAAAATACGTTCCAGTAATCTTTATCCCGCCTAATCCAGTGATTCTGAAGCTCCCTGCCGATCGGGATAAAACCGCTCATTCCTCCTCACCAACGTTCAAGTAAATTGCTTTGCATGCTCCACGATCTTGCCGGCGAGTTCCTTCGCTGCCATTGCTACATCTTTATCTGTGGTCATCGGAGAGAACCACCATTCTTGGATCAAATCCTCTATTTCTTGCTGCAGCCTTTCCTCCGGTGATTGCTTAACGGTGTAGCCGTTCACTAGGGCTTCCATCAACATATTTCCGTCTCCAGGGCCGATATCAGACCAGACATGAAGTGCATCCGCATATTTCCCGTCCGAAGGATCTAGTGAAAGCTCGTAAATCTCCTCATTGGTCAACGACTGAGCCCTGAACCATTCAATAGCTTCAGCCACATCCTGGGGCACTGAAACCTTCTTGCGCGCTTGATTCAGTTCATCTTGCATATCAACCAATGTTTGCGCATGCTTGGCCAGATCGTTGATCGCCTTATCCCGCTGTTGAGAAATTATTTGGCTATTACGCCACAAGTTCGTCAATTCGTTTTCAGGGATTTCTTCAATACTTGGCAAATAAACAAACTTGCCGGCATAATCCCGGGGCATAAAGATTTCTCGTGATTCCTCGTCATAACCAATAACTGTTCCTATATCAATTGTCACTCCACCATTTGGTACGTACATATTCCTGTAGACCATTGGCGTCTTAACAACCGCATATTTGTAGCCCATCTAAACCACCTCCCGTGGCTCGTATCTATTTTGAGTTCCGAAGATTGATGCGTGTTCCGGCACCCAAACCGGAGGGCCATACTTGCTCAGATAGCCCAACCGATTAAGATAAGCATCAACTGGTTCATCATCATGCATAGCCTTGAGCAGTTCCCAGCAGCCGAGCACGTCGTTTAGGGCTCGGTGAGCTCCTTCAAGCTCAATCCCATATTTACCGCACATGTCAGTCAACTTATGAGGATAGAAATGACGGTCACGACTGATCGTAAGTGTATCGATAAATGGATTGGTGAACGTTCTCCCTGCCAGTCGATTTAAAGCATGGTGCAGAAATTGGAGGTCGAATGCAGCGTTGTGAGCAACTAACAAACTGTCTCCCATGATATTCCGAAGGATTCGGAACGCTAAGGATTCATCCATCGCATCAACAAGCATTTCGTCTGTAATACCAGTGATCTCAGTAATTTTTGATGTAAGTTGTTTGCCGGGCTGGACAAGGGTATGAAAGCCAGTGACGATTTCACCGTCCACAACTCGAATCGCAGCCATTTCAATTACTCTTTCTTCTACCGGATCAAGTCCGGTCGTTTCAAAGTCAAATACCGTAATATTTGATAGCATCAAACCACCTCCAGAAAATAATCTCGTTTATTGATAAATCCTTTTTCAAAGAGCGCCATTCTAACCGCGTGTGAAGCGAGTTCCGGCGTATTGTTATTGCTGCTAAGATGCGTTAGGAAAATCCGCTCGCCGCGACCATTAACCAGCTTTTTCAGCGCTTCTGCTGCCTGGTCGTTGCTCAAATGTCCCCGATGCGGATCGGCTATTCGGTCTTTGAGATAATCAGAATACTCTCCGTTCTGCAGCATATCCACGTCGTGATTGGCCTCAACGATGTAGATGTTGCCTTCCATCATCTGCAGCATGTCGTCGTCGATCTGCCCCGTATCAAACACCACACAGGCGCGGTTTCCGTTGCCGTCCTGGATCGCGTAGCCGACTGGCTCCAGTGCATCGTGATGAACCTTGAAGGGGTAAATGTCCATTTCACCGATCCGTACGCTGTCATATTTGCCGAACGTCGTTTCAAGTACATGCTTCTGATCGTCGTCCAAGCCGCTGATCTTCTGCCACTCGCCATGCGTTGCATATACCGGGAAAAGGTACTTCTTAGCTAAAGTCAGACCCTTGATGTGATCGCCATGGGCGTGTGTAATGAAGACTGCCTGGATGTCCGTTGCCGCATTGATGTTGTTCGCCAGCAGCCGCTTTTCCAAGTCGCGCTTCCACTTGCCGGCATCGATCAGGATCCCGGTGGAGCCACTTTGCAAATGAATGCAATTCCCGTCACTCCCAGTTGCGATGATGCTAACCCTCATCGCCATCATCCTCAAACAATTCATCGAAGCACTTGCCGCATACACCCGAAATGATCAATTCCCTTTCATCTGCTGATAAATATGGAAATGCATGCTGTGCATGTGCTCCTTCGTTGTACTGTTGCAGATCACTCCGTCTGACAGTTACCACCTGAGTCATCGCGCAAATGCTACAAGGGATATGCAACTCTTCAGTTTCAGGCACTGTTTCTTTATGATTCTCAAACATTACAGAATTGAAGTGATATCCGGGAATCTCCTGCAGATAAACATCCGTATGCCATCCTCCGACATCAGTACGCTCAACCGTGTAAATCTCACCTTCAACCAATCCGATCTCTCTTGCTCGTTCAGGTTCCCAATCATGCCCATTCTTGTTTAGAAACCTGACTCTATCGCCTTTTTGGGAGTAAATATTCATAGTTGGCGGCGGTTCAATAAAGTTAAAGTTCATATGCTCCTCTCCTTCTTGATTCGTTCTTTCCAAGCCTTGTCGCCCAGGCAGCGTGCAGACGTTACCTCAAAGTACCGACGGCCCTGCACGTAGGAGACATATAGTCCGGTGCTGCGCTCGTAGTACATGCCGTTGAGGGCTGGCTCCCCGGCCGGAGCCGGAGGCGGCTTGTCATTGCTGCCGCCGAATAAATCCAGCTCCAATTGCACCGGGTTAGATTGGCAGCTCATCTTGCTCCGCCTGCTGCTTCTCGGCAATATGGAGTTCCATGACCTTCAGTAGCGCCTTAAACTCGGCCAGTGTTGGCTTATCCCCTTTTATCTTTCCGTGATTCTTGATGTATTCGTCTATGGCTTCCGGTGTATCAATGCCCAGTTTCGCGAAATTGCGCTTCATCTCAGCTCGGCATTTTTTAAGATCTGCTGCATCGTCTTTCGGCGGTGGTGTCTGCTTCGGCTCCTCTGCTGGCGGCGGTGTCGTAGATGCTGCTGCGTTTGCTTCGGCGGTGATGTCCCGGCGGACTGGTTCGGTAGAATCATCGCCAATGCCAGCATTAAGGGCGGTCATGTTTTCCTCAACCGCTAATGCGATGTCAAATTGCTCCTTGACCGCTCTTGTTGCAGCGTGCTTTTTGCACATATCAGGATCCAGTGAACCATCTTCGAGTTTCCAGAACGAAGGGTTTTTCTTCGCGTATTTCTCAAACTCTGTCTTGTCACATAGGACAATGACATCCTCCCTCCCTTCACGTTTTGCGATGGCATAAGCTCCGACTACCTTCCCGCGAGGAAATCTAATCTTGTGGCGTATTTTAGTTACAACGCCATCTTCATTTGTTTCAGCCTCGAAGTCCTCAACTTCATTTTCACAAACTACTTGTCTATAAACGCCCACGTATCCGGGGGATTTCCGGGCCAAGGAATGAAATCCCTCATATTCGATTCGGATGTTTACGTCTTGGCCGTAAAGGATCGGCACCCCATGCCCGAGGCTTGGGTCGAGACCCATCCGATTCATTTGGTACATGAAGAGGTTGAACTGCGGAATGGTCAGCTTTTTCGCTATGGATTCCTTCATAGCCATGAGTTCGGCAACGCCAAAGTCACCAATTTGTTGAATCTGGTTAATATCAACCGCCTGAACTTGCGTATCTTTTGCCATATGATTAAAGCCTCCTATAAGAAAATGATTTTAGTAGTGCCCATATATCGATGTACGAGATGAAGTCGATCGGGTTCAGCCCGCTGCACTAGCCAGTCACCCGGCGTTCCAACGTTAGCGGCGATGATCTTTTTCTGTGCTAAAGTGGGGCGTTTTCCTCTCATAGGTTGAAGCTCTGGGCAAGATATGTGCCGTCTTTCCTAAGGTGATGGAAAGATCCGGAATCATCACGAACAATGATATGAGTTTCATATTCCGTATCCACTTGATACGTTTTCCCTTCGGTGAACTGACCCGGAACCGACTGTTTACATTCGATCTCTTTTATCATGCGGCTACATCCTCCGTTTCGATTTTTAATTCTTGGCCTTTGATAGCTCTGGCCGTAATCAGTTGGCCGTAGACCAAAAGATCACCCGTGTACTCCCCGATGCCGTCGACGAAGGTCGGAACAATGAGTTCAGACTGCTTGAACAGCACTTCGGTGAGCTCCAGTCCCGCCGTGATCTTCTCGCCGACAGACAGTGACGAGTAGTCTTTACCGTCCATTTGGATGCTGAAATCCGGATCGTATTCGCCAGTCGTCTTCACATACTTGAAAAGTCGAATCTTCAACCTAGTGAATAGCGACTGCACCTTCTCTGCCTGCAGCTCCGCCTCTTTGGCGCGATATGCCTTAATTGCGTCAAGGATAAATATGGACTCTTTAAGCGCCGCAAGCGTGTCATCCTCGGCATTCTTGGCTGCTTCGACATCTGCTTTGAGTGCTTGCCGGGCCTTGTCTGCGTGGAGCAAATCCTCTAATACATCCCGCTTCTGCTCAAGCTCGCGCATTTCGTTCCAGAGGTCTGAGACGTCGACCTCCTCCATGCCAGCCAGTTCGGCCTCTAACTCCTTGCGCTTGGCCACGGCCTTGGAGTGCTCGGCATGCAGTTCCTTCTTCCGGGCTTCCTTGGTGTCGGTAACAGCCTTCACAGCCTCCTCATCCAACGGCCGTTTACAACTCGGGCAGGCATCCTCGATCGGCTCATTGTAAACCTTCATATAATGGTTTTTGGCAGACTCAACACCGAGCCGAGCCACAGCCAGCTTACCCATGACCGAGGAGCGTTCTTGATTGGTTTGCTGGGCCGCATCAATCAGCTCGTTGATCTTCTTGATTTGTTCCAGCAGCGCGGCTGATTCAGCTTTGACAGCTTCGACATCCGTTGGCGCATCCGGCAGACGGCCGTACTGTTCCCGCAGCGTATTTGTCCTACTTTGAGCTGCTATGTGCTGCTTCTCCAGCTTCGCTTTCTGCCCCCCAGTTCCGCCGTGAATCTTCTGCAGGTCGTCCAGGGAACGCTTCTTCGTGAGTTCGTCGAGTTTGGCTGCAGCAGGATTCAGGGCAATGTCCTTGACTTTCTGCTCCTTACTAGTCCGGCTCATTTCAGCTAACACTTCCGACTTAGCCGGAGGGACGGTGTGTTTCATTACCTGCTCCCGCTGCTTAGTCCAGTGTTGAGTAAAGAAGAATCCCGGGTTATAGAGAGATAGGAACTCCTCTTTGCTAAAGAGCTCGGCCACCGCGGCCTCGTATTCCTTGGCCTTTGCAGGCACATAACTGATGCAAAACTCATTGACCCCGTTTTCGTTAATTTCTCGGGTGAAGGTCATTTCCTCGCCATCGACCGATAATCTAAGTGACGCATATACCCGATCAAACTCGTATGTTGTTGGCGATGGATTAAACCTATTTCCAAATAAATCAGTACCGAAGAATATCCAAGCCGGGGCTTCTCCGAATGTCGTCTTGCCTTCTCCGTTATTGCCGGACAGATTTGTTATATCGCCATATTTTTCATCTAGCTTCCGGATCCCGGCGAAGTTCTTCAACTCCAACTGGATGAATCTAACTTGCTTTGCCATTCTCAAACCTCGCTTCCCTGTGTTATAGTGGTATTAGGATATTTTTTATTGTCCGCTCTCTAATTGGGCGGCTTTTTTTCTGTCTACCTTCACGCCGTACTTCTGCTCAAGCTTTTCCAACTCGCAAATCAGGTGAGCCCTTATCTCGGGGTTTTCCTCCGTTTGCAACCAGTCCAGTGCGAATAGGTAATTGTTCAAATCGATCCGGACAACTTCCGGCTGCCGCTCGTAAACGCTAAGGGCAAGGTTGATAGGTAATAATGGTGTTTCTGGCATCGGAATCCTCCTACAACTGAGCGAACTCTTGCTCGAGCAGTTTGATTTCTTCCTCGACTTCTTTCAGGACAGCTACTTTGGCGCGGGCTGAGAGGCGGTCGAAGTTGTAGCTTACGAGCTGAACGTATCCACCACCGTCCGATAGTCTAATAGTGTCTTTGCCTTCGCTGTGCTGAATAAATTCGTTTAATTCCGCGATCTTTTTCTTAATAGCATGAGCTTTATCGACCCGCTCGCCCATGTATTGCAACGTTTTTTCATCCATGCTTTTCCCTCGTTTTCGTTGATATTTGGGCTTAAAACCCCGATTTTGGCAAAAAAATAAATAGGCTACTGATTTTCAGCCTCTTCATAGGGTTCATAATATTTGAGCAAATCTTCTTCCGTTATAGGTGGCGTACGTAAAGCAGTTGCTACAACCGGCCTGAGAATGTACCTCGTTTCGATCTCACATACTTCAAGCCGCTGACCAGTAGACTTCAATTTGAATTTCTGGCCTAGTTCAATGCACATTGTCTTGTTCACCTTCCTCTCATTATTCGCAGTCATCACACTTTCGTGGATACCCCGGATCCTCGCCGTCGATCAGTAACCCGCAGCATTCACATAACAGACCGTCCAGCACCATTTCAGCAGCTTCTCCCATCGCTTTCCTCACCTCCTTTCAAGCGCTCCACAATGGCTGGGAAAAGCGGTCAAGATCAGGCATAGCCACCCCGCACCTCCTCAGACGTAATGCTGCAAACTCTGGTAGTACGAGATTAGCCCTCGCTTTTTGAGCTCCAGATACTTGTTTTGCACTACCCGCTCCGTTTTACCGAGAGCAAACGACATCGCCCGCCGACCATCATGCTTGTAAAACTTGCACAAATAGGACAACTCATCTTCCGTAAACCGCTGACCGTGTTTTTCATGAAATTCCGGGTGATACATCATCCGGCCTAAGTTGTCATATTGGATACCATCATCTTCTATGGCTAGGCCAGCCATGCGAGCCACGCTCCCCGCTGCACCCGCTCCACGAAGTCCGCGAAGGTTATTCCGTAGCGGGCGCCAACATCGAAGTGTTCAAAATAGGTTCCGAGCCGATCAAGCAGTTCGTCTGGCATGCTGCTCACTCCCCCATGTACCAGTTAACTGCCTGCGGAAAATTGTGTATTGCTTGCGGGCATGCAGGGCAATTAATAAGCGTCCGCTATCTTTCATCCGGCGTTCAAGCTGCAGATAGAAGTGCATTAGCTCTCGCAAGCTCCGTTCATCCTTCACGTACATTTCGCCTCCATTTCATCGAGTTTTTGACTAAAGTGCATTACTAGATCCATTTGTTCATTGCACTGCGCTGCATAGGCCGCTTCCTTATAACCGTCAATCTTTTGCACCAGATCAGCGTTTGCCCTGAGACAATGCATCATTTCGCTGGCTTCGAATAGGTTCAATCCGCCCTGCAGCATCTTTATTGTTAGCTCAGCAAGCCTGCGTTGTACCGGGTGAATCATGATGGCCATGCTATTACCGTCCTTTCAGCCGATTTAAATTTTGGTTGAGTTCGGCAATGATGTCATCGTATTGCTCTACGACCACCTCAAGTTGACCAATTACATGGCGCTGCTGATTGTTGAGCTTGCTGCGCTCAATTGTTACAAAGATGTTTGCCGCAACTGTCAGCATGAAGATGATGAGCACGAGCCATTCTAATCTACGAAACCATTTGGATTGTTCGTCTAAGTTCATAGCGACTCCCTTCCGATATCCAATTGTCAAAGAGCGGATGATGATTAGTTAAATGCTAGTTGCGAGTTCGCTTGCTCAATATCCCGCAATAACTTCCCGTGTGGCCGCCAGCTGCTAACATATTCCTTCGCCTTGTCGAAGTCCTTGACTAAGGTGTTTTTATAGGAATTTGTATTGAAGTAGCCCTTGAAATCTCGCCACAATGCTGAGTAGGTTTCGCCTCGGATCGTCTTGTTCAGATATGCCGGGCTCTCTTTTCCTCCGAGCATAGAAACGACAACTTTGTTGGCTAGTAATTGAAGGTCGTTTTGCTGCCCGTAATCTATGGTTGTGTTGTTTTCTAGACGAGTGACCCTTACTTCAAATGCTTGAGTCCGCTGATCCAGGAGGAATATAGCTTGGAGTTCTTGACTAAGTTGTTCATATGGGTTTGACTTGATCCTGTAATAGTCATCCACCAGCATTTCGTAAGCTTCCCACGCCTGATCAGTGTTGAGAGACTTCGCATGCATCCAAGCGCCTTTTTCTGTCCAGAGGTAAACAACAGGGGCGAATTTGAGGTTGGTATCAAATTGATGTGAACCTTTGAAATCGTCCAATTCTTGGCCACGAAGCTCGAAATAGTGCTTTCCTGCAGTGTAGCGATCCTTATTCCGAGAAAAATTGTTTGTAATGATTTTATTCTCAGTCCCAAAAGTCTCCGCCAATTGCGCCGTTGTCAGCACGCGCTGATCTTTGTGATTAATTACTCGCAGTTTGTTCATTTGTCTGTACGATCCCTTCAGGTTCGTTGAATTCGAAGTTTACTGAAATCCCCAGCGCATCACAGACTTTATTGATCGAATCCTCGTTCCACCTACGTTCACCAGCAATCAAATCGTGTATGTGTTGATAGCTGTATCCGGTAGCCCGTGCTACGTCTGCTTTATTAATTCCCTTGGTGTTCATCACTGCCTTGACTGCCTCAGTGAAATTCATGCTATGTTCACCTCCTGTGATTCGTATTATCACGCTATTAGCTGTATTTTACAAAGCCTAAAATAAAGCATTTAGCGTTATTTCGGAGGATTATTATGGTTTTTTCAGCTAAACGCTTTATTTTTCTCTGTTTTCCAGCTATTTGCGTGTTGTTTTTTGTTTGTAGGAATGATAGTATCAATTAAGCAATTAGCTTTATTTTGAGGAGCGGTGAAAATAATGGAGAGTAATAATCGGATTAGAGAACGTAGAAAAGAACTTAAATTAAGCGGTCCAGAAGTAGCTGCAAAACTTGGCATATCGACTCAATACCTCTATGACATTGAACGAGGAAAGCGAGGATTAAGCAGTGAGATTCTAGGTAAACTATCAGAGGTGTTAAAAGCAACCACAGACTACCTTTTAAAAAAAACAAACTTAAATCTTTACGGAGTTGACCTGAATGACAAAAACCCCGATCCACATGAAGAATCGGAGTTAGCAGACATTCCTATTGAACGCTTGAATCAATATAAACTAACCTACAAGGGACATGATTTAAGTAAAGAGGAAGCCGACGACATTATTGAGCTTTTGGAAGCTGCCTTGAAGCGTTGGAAGAAATAAGTCCCTCCAAGTACCTTGTAGCTTCCGAAACATCAACGCCTTTAGATTTTAAATTCGCTAGGTACAGTTCTAAATCGATATTGATAGGTCATCACTCCTAGTAGGTGGTAATGTATTCCGCAAGAGATAAGACGAGCATACCACAAACGCGAACAAAAAACGAGAACAAATGTTCTGAAAAATAAATGATGTATTTCCTGAAAAGAAAGGAGTAATCCATGGGTCTCCGGCTCGGGGATTGTCTCCTGCTGGAACGATTAGAAGAGAAGGGCATATCACAAGCTGAGTTTGCAAAAAGAATGGGCGTTTCCCGCCAATTTGTTAGTAAGCTCATAAGTGGTGAACGAAAAATGTCCCTAGAATTCGCCTTCAACGCTGCGCATATTTTAGGCTGCCGCGTCACTGATTTATACATCCTCGAGGTCGTTCGCAACAGGAGATGAGCAGGTTAACGCCGCTCTCCCCCGAGAATATCGTCACCCAATGGGGTTACACCCTTCCTCCCTTCCTATGAAGTCACCACCAATTATAAACCCAACAAGAAATTAAAATAGGACAATTACAGGACGTAATCACTCCTCTTTGAACAACTTTCTAATTTGGATAGAAACATTTTCCTAGTTCTGGTAGACTAATATCGAACATTACATAATTAGGAGGATGGGATTTGAACAGGCCAATCTATAAAAAATGGTGGTTTTGGCTCATTATTGTCCTTGTTATTGGTGCCATCGGTAATATGAGCGAGAGTAAAAATGAAGCCGATCCGGCCGTAAATAGTCCGACCGAGTCAGTGGTTAAACAAGAGGATGTTGCAAAGGAGGATAAGAGCGATCCGGCGGTAGAGCAGGCCTCTGCCCCACAGCAAGAAGAAGATAAGACGGAGCAATACGCTGCCTACGTAGATGATTTTATGCAGGAAATTTCAGAAGCCGAAAACAAAGCAAATCCAGTTTTCGAAAATTATGTGGAGAAGATGAACGCAGCTGCTGACGGAAGTGCCTCGCTACTAGATGCTTATGAAGCAGCGAAAAAGGCAAAAGAACAGGCGAGCCAGTTGCATGCAGATTTCTTTAAGATTAAGGTCCCGTCTGATTTGCCGAAGGATGCAAAGAGTTTATTGGAAGAAGCAAAGACCGAACTATCCACGGCCTACTTTGTTAGAGAAAAGGCCTACAAGTCAGCAATGGCCTATCTGGATGAGCAGAAGGTGAGTCATCTCGATGCTTTTAAAGAGAACATGGAATCCTCCGATAAATTTATGTTATCTGGAGCAACAAAGATGGCTCAAGCAAAATTAAGTTTGGAGGATTCTAAATAAAAGTAGCGAAAGCACAAAACCACCGGGACTATACCTCGGTGGTTTTAAATTTAATGTTAAACAGGTTAATCTCCCGCAGGTGCATCCCAAGAAAGCTCCGTGATATCCTCCATATGAAACCATTCGCCATCCACCTTAAAGCGTGCTGTAAGGCTGTCCAACCACTCTATAACGCCGATCACATAAACATCCTCGTACTCGTCAAACATGCGCAGTTTTACGGGCTGCCGCGTCTTATGAGCTGTAACTATAAATCGCGCAACTTGCTCCTTTTCTTGATCGTCTAATTCTACTCTCCGCCGCTTCGTTTCTTCTCGTTGTTGCCTCAGAGCCGACTCCCTGTGTTGCGGCAGTATCATCCGGCTAGATTCCCATAGCATGTTAGTGCCTGGCGTTAATTTATTCACCTTAATCACCCCTGCTGGAATTATAATGCGAATAAACGTTCGTAGTCAATGGAGTTGGCAAAAAGCACCTAATCAATGTATCCTAGTAATTGGATACTAGTAATTGATAAGGAGGGTGTCAGATGCCTGTTACCATTGAACTACCTAGAGATCTTAATGTTATGAATTCGTTGATGTTTTGTCGTGAACTTGAGCTTTTAGAGGATGCTGATGTGTACAACGTTGATTGCAGATCCTTGGGTAATGTAGAGCCTTTCGGTATGCTTTTAATTGGGTCTCGGTTACGGCAATTAATAAAGGATAAAAAAGAAAAAGGCGCTAAGTTTTTCGCAAGGAACTATGAACATAATGATTACGCAGCCCACATGGGCTTCTTTAAAAGCGTTCAACTGAATTATGGGAACGCTCCCGGAGAGGCAAAGGGTAGTTCTACATATTTACCAATAACTAAAATTGATGTCCAAGAACTTATAACAGAATCGCACGAAAGAAGAGAACACGTAGTAGATACTATAGAGGGGAGAACTAGGCAACTGTCAAAGGTTCTTTCTTGTGGGAACAAAAATATCGAGGGAGTTCTGACTTATTCAATAAGAGAAATAATGAGAAATGTTTTAGAACACAGCTATGCTGAGAGTATTTGGTATGCGGGGCAAGTATGGCCATCAAAGGATCGTGTGGAAGTGTGCATTCTTGATGAAGGTATCGGCGTTCAGAAAGCATTAAAAGCTAACAGACACCTGGAGTTTAAAACTGCAGAGGAAGCCTTATTGCTAGCAATTGAGCCTGGTATATCGGGCAAAGATATTAAGGCTGAACAACGCCGCGACGAGGTTTACGGGAATTCTGGTTATGGGCTATTTATGACAAGCAGAATTTGTCAAGATAACGGAAGTTTTATCATCGGAAGTACTAATAGTTTTATCATTATAAACGGAAAAGGCCACAAATCATATGAAAGTCCTTTTACGGGAACCATAATACGGTTAAGTTTAAACATTTCCAATATAGCGCAAATAGACTCCTTATTGCCTATTTATCTGAAAGAAGGCGCAAAGAGAGCCAGAGATAATAAGCATCTTGATTCCATTAGTGCATCAAAATCATCAAGACTTCTATTAAGAAAAGATAAGTAAAGCAACAAAAAAAGGAGCTCCGCCAGCTAAATTCCAGCGGAGCTCCACTCTATTTAAACAGCCTGCTCAAGATCGTTCCCAGTGTTCCCACGTCTAATTGGTCAGTCGCCTTCCAATCCGGGCTGATCTTCGCGTTTGCTATGAGCCACTCTCGGCCGTTTTCCTTCCAGGCTGGCACTTGCGTTGTCTTCTTATCATCTGCCAAGGCTGCCCCCTCCTTTCGCTTCAAGCCTAAATATTTAGCGATACCGGACACATGCCCCTGGATGATCGCCTCGATCACCTCTGGCCGTTTCAGTTTATTTGCATCAGCTGCCACATCAATAAACAAGTTCTCTGTCAGCACTGCCGGCATTTTGCTTTCACGTACCATGTGCAAGTTCTTAGTCTTCTTACCTCGATCTATGACGCCATAAGGCTTAAGCGCGGCCATGATCTCGGCATGCAGCACATTCTGAAATGATGTACTCGCAGCTGATGCATTAGTATAACGGAACGTCTCGAAGCCACCAGCACCGCCGCCCGCATTGCAATGGATACTAACCAGAATATCGGCCCCCACTTTGTTTGCCAAATCCGTGCGTTCTTTTAGCTCCAGGTATACGTCCGTGTAGCGTGAGGGCAGCACTTGCACGCCCACATACTGCGATTCTAATTGCTGCTTGATGGCGAGGGACACAGCAAGAGCTATGTCCTTTTCCTGCAGTCCGTTTGCTACTGCACCGGGGTCTTTGCCGCCGTGGCCAGCGTCAATCCATACATTTTTCATTTAGTAGCCCCTCCCTTTTCGTTCAGCTGCTCCAAGAAGTCTTTAACTTTCGGTGGGAGGTACACGCCTAGGATGCCTAGATTTTCGACAACAGACAGACCCTCTCGACCAGCATAAAAGTAAACGGCCAAGGTACGAAATACAGATGCATCCCCTCCAACCCATCCGTCAATTAGCACGGCAAGTCCGACAACAAAAAGCACCGTAATCTTACGGATTCCACCCCAGAACATTACTTCGCTATTAAGTGTTTTTGTCTTGATTGCTCCCAAAATTCCCGTAATGTAATCAGCTGCCATAAGTACGACGAGAAGCTGCAGCGGCTTATCCCAACCGCCTAGCAATGTAGCGATTAAACCGACAGCAGCAAAGACTCCGCCAGTAGCAGCCTCTTTACCCGAAGCACCAGCTGCAGCAGCCAGTACAGTGCTACCAAACACCTTTATTTGATTTAACATAGTTCACCCTACCCTTCATATAAATATCCCCCGGGGATCCCGAGGGCAAAATAAAAAACGCCTTGCGGCGTTGGTTGTCTATTCTTCTGTTCCCGTGACCTCTTCGTATCTCTCGGCTAAATAATCATAATTACATATGCCGACAGTGCCGGTATCGTTTTTGTATACAAACTGCCCCGGGATGGCCACAAGCTCTTTAGTCCCGCTTTTTAGAGTTATAGATTGCAGCGCGCCCGCTGGCGAGAAGTCAACCGATATCCCCATGCTTGTAAGCATTATAATTGGCTGGATCGACGACAAATCTTTAAACTCCACGGCTTCCACAGTATCCTTTGATTTAAATACTCGTATCATCTTCAACACCCTTCTTAATTATTCAAACGCTATCCAATAAGCATTTTGATTTCCGAAAAAAAGTCTCGCGTGGAATCCATTTTCTTGTAAGAAAAACGTGTTTCTACCATCTGCAACAGAAGTTGAGTGTTGGTCAACGTTCACTGGTATAACTATGAATGTCTTATTATTTTTATAAGCAATAAATGAGAAATAAGCAGGTTCATTAGCTGGGTAGCAGAAAACAAAGTTCGGAGTAAACGGGAGGCCAGATACATCCAAATATCCGTAAGTGTTACCGCCAGAGACATTCGATGTTACGCCGTTCCCCTCAGCAAATCGCCTACCCTCTACTAAAGTGCCTAAAACCCCGAATATATTAACACCATTTCTAATATTAGAAGCGATAAGGTCTGTATCTCCTAAAATAGTGATCGGGCTACTGTAATATCCTGCTGCCTTAGTCTGATTCGTTGTCCCTGGAGTAACGTTTCCGCCCGCTCCTCGGTTTGGCATTGTCCCGGTCAGGTTGTTGGCTCCAGCGTTAGAAAATGTTTTGCCGCTTAGTACGTCTGCTGCAACTGCATTTCCCGTCGCTTTAACGATAGCTGCCATTTTTGCAATCAGCGAATCCCATGATTCACTCGTGGATGCCGATATTCCCCAGGCAACAAGCGCGGCAACCACTTCCGCTTTCCGCTCATTGCCAAGCTGAAAAGCCGCTGCTGCTGCTGAGTTTGCGGCGTTGGCTGTAGTCTGGGCTGCTGCGGCCGCATCGTAGGCCGATTTAACCGCTCGTGGTGTCGCTGCTAGTGCTTCGCTCGTGCTGTTCGTAGCATTAGAGAGTTGCACAACACCTTTTTTCGTAGTGCTAGCATCCTCGATCGTTATTCCCGCAAGCGCATCATCCAATTCCTTCTGTGTTACAAAGACCAGGGATTCATCAATATTGGCCGTGATATTGGTTGCGGCTCCGACGAACACATTCATATTAATGGCCTTCTCGATCACTCCGTCACCGCTTGGAGTGATGTAGTCGGCAGTTGCCCCGGCGTTGGCGTACATATAAAGGATTTCGCCCACGTCCGGATCCTCGGCAAAAACACCAACCTCGCGCAGATAAAAACCAGTCGTGACGTCCGGGTTAGTCAGCGTCGCCCCGATCAGAGCGCGGATCGAACCAGTTGGATGCTTTAATCGTGATATTGTCAGATCTTTGACCGGAGTGATCAACGAAGTCATGCTCTCCAACGATTGCCCGCTCAGCGTGCCGCTTCCAACGGCCATCCTAGTATACACAAGTTGGGCGCCAGCCTGCGCTTTCGCCTGCAGCTGTCGCCCTTTATTTGTCATTGCATAACTCCAACTCGACATTATCTCACCTACCCTATTGTTATAGTCTCCCCGATGTGCAGTGAACCGCCGAAATAGAGATCGTTTGCTTGGATTGTTTCCTCTAAGATTACCGTCTCAAGCCAAGCGCTCAGCCGCTTAACCGAATCGACCGCCCGTATAAATTCCTGAGCCCTCTCGCTGGTCGCGGTCTGATCGCTGGTACGTACCCGAAAGTATCCCGGCTCGCCGCCGTATTCGAACCACTCTTCGACCGCTCCTGTACCAAATAGGATCGATATCAATTCCTCTACGGCCGCCGGCGTACCCTTTCGGCGATGAAACAGAAAGGCGTTTTTGACCAGCTCCCGTTTTTGCTCGATCGGCAGAGCCGGATCGTAGAAGTCGACATGAAACTGCCAAGCCAACTCGTCGGCCTCATCATCGTCCAACTCGTCCAGCCGGGAGAAGCGGGGAAGCTTCATAATTTGCTCTGATAGTCTCTGTAATTGCCCGTCTAACGCTTCGGCAGCTGCCTTGATATTGGAATCACGCTTAAGGTTGTCCGGCAGCATATCAAGCATGCTTAGGCTCTTAATATCAATCATCGGCAAGACCTCCATATGTGACGTTGACAGAAGCGTCCTTGGCAACCTGTAGTTCGCCAACCTCCACAAACGTCGGAGATGTGACCTCTACCCTCAGGACACCTGCCGACATCACTCGCCAGATCAGTTCCGAAGGATTTATATCCCGGCCGAGCTTGGACTTTTGCCAAAGCTTGTACGCATCCACAGCCGCTGTTACCGCCGCCTGTATCCCGGTCGCTTCGGTTGCCCGAGACCGATCAATATAATAGGTGAGAGCAACATCATAATTCACGACCTCGGGGGCCTGTATGGTAACAAGGTCGGTCAGTGGCCGGACGGTTCGGTTATTGAGCACAGCTGCCACGCTATCTAATACATCCTGCGAGGGTAGTTCCCCGCCCTGCAGCAAGGGAACGACGGAAATCTCCCGGGGAGCTGGCGAAGTGACCGCCACATCCACGATCGAAGGGCTTGCTGTCATCGCCCAATAACGATATGCCCCCTCTGGCCCGGCCACAGAAAAACTCTCAGGAGCAGAACGGATGCGCAGCCGAAAAGCATCGTCCGTCTCCTCTTCCGCGCCGCCCGAGCTCTCCGTCAAATTAATGACGCTTTGGACAAATGGCAAGGGGTCAATAAATGTGTTAAGCTGCCCCGGAAGGAACCCATTTCCTACAGTCCCAGGACTTGTGCAAGAGGCAGCGACGGTGCCTGATACCTCGCCCGCAACGATTTCAAGTACCTCATTTGTCGCAAATACAATAGCCCCCTCGCCCCCGGCCGGACCTATCCGCGTTCCAGCCGGTATAATCGAAGCAGAAGTAAGCGGAATCGACAGATTAAACTGCAGCGTAGTAATTGCAGATTCAGCAGGGAGCCGGGTCACATCGCTCATCGCGCCGATATGATCTAATACCAACCCGCTCGCATATTTGAGCAAATCAGCTTTCTTGTTGTGATTAATCAACGCCTGCTGCTGGATGATTATTTGTGCCAGGGCCAATAAAAAAAGGCGCCTCGGGTCTGCCGGGTAAAGCTGGCTACCGATTATGCCTTCAAAAATAGTTATAATGCTGTTCTCGATCTCCTTGGCGTCTACATTCACAAAATCAAAATCCGGTAGAGCATCAAAGTTGCTCAAATCCTTCCCCCTCCCCTGCCAGAGTATATTTAATTACAGGCGAAAGTCGGCCGTAGATAGCTGACTCCTCACTCGATTCAATGACTTCAACACTCGCAATAACCGCCCTCGGCTCCTGTTCAGAAACGGCGACCATAATTTCAGCAGCTATACGAGCAGTTAAGACGTTAATCGGTTCGTCTATAACAACGTCCATCCCGATCGAGCGGCTACCGGGAACCGATCCAAGTATAGTCGTTACTATTGTTCTAATGTTTTGCCCGACCTCATCCTGCAGTGTTGTAGGGTTAAAATTAACCCATTCTCTCGACGCCGCCATATCTACTGTGTATATCACTTTGCATACTCCTCTAAGGATAAATTTACTGTTGCAGCCAGTAGATTCCCTCGGTTGTCGATGCTAGTCCACTCTTGCTCTAGTCCAGTTATAACCCACATGCCACCCTTCCCTACTGGCTTCCCGCCTATTAAAAAGGGTAATGCTTTCCCCAGCCTCTCGTATTCGACTAGTTGAGCAATTTCTTTCCGGGGATTCACGCCAAACCGCACGTCAAAACGTATTGTGAGCGAACTAGTGTCAAGACCCGGGCCAATGAATTGCAGGAGAGGTCTTTTTCCGATCACTTCATGCGTCGCCCATCGAGGGGTAGAACTTCGGGTCAACTCTTCGAACGTCCTTACTTTTTCATGGCTAACTTCAAAGACGACACTGCCCAAGCTGCCAATTTTATTCATAGGATTTCGCCTGCTCTCTTAACCGTTCCAGTTACCTCTAAGTCGCCATCGATTATAACACCCCCAGCAGCCTGTACAACGAGTTTTTGAATGCTACGGTCATAATAGACATGGCTACCGTCTTCGAACCAAACTCCGCGCTGCTGCGTCGTGCCTGGTGGATGTTCGTCATCTGTGTAATAAGAACCAAGACAAAATCCTTCTTGTATCCCATTTCCGAGAAATAAGCACAGGACACTCTCGCTCGGGGCAGGGAGTGCATTCCCCTTCCCCGACCCGCCCGGAGTCAGGACAGGTAGTGAACCGGAGACGTGATTGTCCTGATCGGGGAATGTGACCCGAACAGTGCCGGACGCCTCATCAACACTCGATACGATACCAGCCCTAATTAAGTTCGAATTCACGTCTACCACCCCAATACTTTTCTAATTTCAAGATTCGTTAGATATCCACTTCCAGAAATGGCATGACTGCAGCTCTCGATAATGTATTTTCCGTCAAATCGCCCCCAACCCTTTACATTGAGGGTTAGGCCTGCCGCCATCCGGATATCTCCGACAAGAGTCAGCGAAGCCTTTCCAGCTTCCTTGTTCTTTTCCCGGATGCTTTTTTTTGCGAGTCGCTGTGCTTCGGCTGCCGAACTTACTTTTTGATTTATTTTCAATACCGGACCGCTTTTAGGAGCTCCGGGCGGCGTATAGGTATATTTGATGGTTTTCTTGGACTTAGGTGGCTTATACGTCACCTGACATGCCCGATAGGCTGTGTAAGCCGTCCCCCAACTAAATTGGTATGAAAGGATGTTGTCCTTCCCGTGCTCGATGGTTGCGACAGCTTCCTTCTTCTCATACTCAGACTCGTCAAACAGTACCAGCTTCCCTGATGCAATCTTAACAGCGATGCCTTCCTGCTTTGCCTGATCATTTAAAAAAGCTAAGTCTGATTGCTCAGTCTGATCCAGGCGGTCATACGATGGATTATCCGTTGCCTCGTAAAGCAGCTTCAAGCCCGCCCTCTTAGCGACATCCTGGGCAATAGTTTTGAGCTTTACTTTCTCCCATGCTTTTGTGCGTACTTCCTGCCGAGCGGAAGAGCCCACTGGAAGAGATACTGCCTTTATAGCCACCGTATCGGGCGGCCCGGCAAACTCAAGGCTATCCACCTCGAACGATCCCAGAGGGAGGCTCTTTATCTCGCCAGGCCCTCCCCAGTTAATCGTCCGGAGCTCTGCCTTTATTTTGTCTCCGGCAGCAGGTTGCCACGGTTCTTGCCATTTACGCTCACGATCCTCTAACGTGATTTGGATGTCATCCATAGCCCCGGGGTCGGCGTCATTATAGGCGAAATCCAGCAGTGAATCTGCTAAATCCTGCGTGACATCCTTACCATTGTAATTGATTACTAAGACAACTCTACGGGCGTCCTGAATCTTATCCATATCAATCCTCCCGCTTCCACGGTGGTAATGTTTGTGATTGCTCTGCCGGGAGTTCGGGCACATGCAGCACGATGTTACCCGAGAATACAACCGTCTCGATATGCCCAGGGTTAGCATTCATGAGCTGAACCGAAAATCGTTCCTCGCCAAACAATTTAAAGGAGATACCATCCCAGGTATCTCCTTGAATCGTGGTGTACGTCTTCATTACGTGAAGGCCACCCGCCTTTTATTTTTAATCATTTGACCATACATCTTTTCAAACTCAGATTGTGACATCTTGCCAGCCTTCTCCACTTGTCCTTTAACATCACCACCGCCATCTCCTGAGATTTGGTACACGGGACTATACTCGATGTAAATGTCCCCTCCAGAGTTGCCCCCCGTACCAGGTTCACGTCCCATAATCCGGTTTGCTGTGTCCAGCAATGAGTGTGACCTTGGCTTGTCGTTTAGTGGGATTGCAATCTCCGGGCCAGCCTCTCCAAAGATCGACGGTCTGTCAGCAATACCACCTTTGGCATATGCATCAATTTCGGGGATTTTCGGGATGGAAAACCCAAGTGTACCGCCGCCCAGCCAATCCGGGATATCGACGCTAATACCATTTATACTTTCGATGGCCATATTAACCAGTCGAATAACAGCGTTAATAGGCGTTGCCACCAGACCCTTGAGCATGCCCCAAATTGCGCCAAACGTGTCCACTACTCCTGTCCAGGCCAGCGACCAATCGCCAGTAAAGACACCTGTAACAAAGTCAATTATGCCGCCGAACGCCCCTACAAGTCCCTTAGTAATGACGGTGATGTTGTCGACAACTCCGATTACGATCGTTTTGATATACGGGAAAGCGAAATTAAACGCCCCTACCAGCCCGTCAATTATCGGCTTAACAAAATTGAACATGGCAGATATGGAGTTGCCTATTTTTCCGAATGTCGTTAAGAATACCGGAGCAAGGGCATTTACAGCTTTAGACACCCTTGGAGCCACATCATTTGCGATGAATTGAGAGACCTTTGATATTATCGGCCACAGCTTCCCGGCTAAATACGTTACAATCGGAACTATCGCTTTGACGATCTTCCCGGCAGCTTGCCAAACTATACCTCCCACCTTAACTACGATAGGAATTATTTGTTTAACAATTTTCACGACCGATCCGACACTGCTCATGACGAAAGGCGCAACATTTTTCCAGCCGTCGATAATCCCTTTTACGTAGGTACTCGTGGTGTCGATTAAATGCCCTATGGCGTCTGAAAACACGCCTGCAGCACTGTCGTCCAGACCAAGTGCAGCCGCTATATCGATGCCAGCGCCCGTAAGATCGCCGGAGAATAACTTAGATACAGCCGAGCCAATACCTTTCACGCTAGAGATTATCGGCCCGGATAGGGTTTTCACCATGGATATAACCGGGGCGATCCATTCGCTAACCTTGTTAAACGCTACGCCCGCTTGATCCACTGCCACCGGTATATAGTTGGTCATCCAATCGGCTACCCTGCGGATCGTTGGAGCCAGCTTCTCGCCCAGTTGTATTTTCACGCCGTCTATGGCTGACTCGAGGAGTATCATGGAGCCCTGGAAGGTATCCATCTGAGTATGAGCCATATCCATAAGCGCGCCATCTGCTCCGGATACTTGATCCTTAAGATCGCCATACTCTTTGCCCAAACCGTCGAGTAATCCGGTAAAGGTTTTTAGGTGTTCCTTACCCGCGATCATGGCAATGTATTGAGCTTTTTGGGCATCGGTCATAGGGTCGAGTTTGGCCTTGACCTCACGGAAGACATTTTCGAGACCTTTAAAATTCCCTTGTGAATCGAATGCTGATAACCCTAATTTTTTCATGGCGGTTCCAGCTCGACCAGCACCACTTGTAAGGTTCGTAACAATGGCGTTCATCGCAGTACCAGCTTCGGCACCTTTGTAACCGCGGTTAGCCATTATTCCCAGAAAGCTGTTTGCCTCTTCCAGAGGTACGTTGAAAGTCTTAAACGTTCCCCCAGCTACTAGGAAAGCATCCATTAGCTGCTCGACTGAGGTATTAGATCGCCTAGAAGTCTGAGCTACCTTGTCGAGATACGCCGGAAGGTCTTTGACCTCTATCCCTAGCGCTGCCATGGAGTCGGTAGCAAGGTCGGAGGCTCGGCCGAGATCCATAGCGCCAGCTTCGGACAATCGCAGAACTGGTTCAATACCTGCAAGCATTTGCTCAGTGTTCCAACCAGCAAGAGCGAGGTACTGGAGCCCGTCAGCGGATTCAGCTGCGGTCTTGGATGTCTTGGCACCCATTTCCTTCGCCTTTTCGGTTAGTCTCGCAAAATCATCTGCGGCTGCACCAGAAACAGCCTTGACGTTAGCCATGGCCTGCTCAAATGTCGCAAATGTATTAACGATATCCTTGCCAAATCCTACGACCTTAGAAACAGCAAAGGCGCCGGCGACTACAGCTCCTGCCTTTTTCAAAGCATTTGCCATAGCCGCGCCAGCGCCTTCTGTTTTCTTCATTTCTTTTTGCATTTTTCCAAATTGACCGTTCGCATTGGAAAAAGTTTTGTTGAATGTAGGATTAAGTTTTCCCCCGAGTTGAAAAGTTGTCTGATACGTCTTACCCGCTGCTGCAGCCATTAACGTCTGACCCTCCTTCCTTTAGGAGAGGGATTATCTTGCGGCTTCGGACGCCTCTTTTCGACTGCTTCATAGGCATCTGTCCATTTAATTAATTCACGGATAGGTTCATTAAGCCAAAAAACAAAGTCAGAGCCAGGAATATTGGATAAGGAGATTACAATTTCTCTTATCTCCTTTTCTATGTCACTGCTTCCTAGCCCCGACCCATTAAAAAATTAGCCGCCAACTGTGTTGCCTGCATAAAGTCCGCTCCTTTGAGTGCCTGGATGTGATCAGCCGTTACCCCTGCAGCTGCAGCTGCTACCGCAATTTGATACGACATTGTAAAAGCGCGAATAGGAGCAGCAAGAGACTCCTCTGGATCAATTTGACGAGCGACCTTCACGCAGACAAGCAACTCTGTTCCGTTCAACTTGTCAAAATCGAAATGGAGTTCCTTTATCTCTTGACCCTCGAAAGTAATAGGACGCTGAAGTGTATACTTATTTTCATCTTCTTTAGCAACTGTTTTTTTCTGTTCTGACATCTTTATATCCTCCCTTTATAGTCCGAGATTTTCCCGAACTTTTGCAAGATAATCCACGCCATCAATTATGCAGATGAAGTTAAATTTATCGATTTCCACAACCGTCTCACCGTCATATAGAATCTTGATGTATGTCACTTCTAACTCGTTAGAGTTGTCCATGGTAGCACCAACGGCCAGGCTTCCAAGGGGTGTGTTTTTAGGCAGCCCGCGAATAGTTACTCTTATCGGAATCTGATCATACATTCCGGCAGCGGAATTGTGAGACTGAATCGAACCTCTAAAGTCGATGTGTTGAGATTCTTGGCGAGCCAGCTTGAAGTTAAGTCGTTCAAGCACCCTCCAGTTAATCGTTGCAGACATGGATGCGAATTGTCCGATTGTCGGGCTTTCGATCTCCCCTGCGATGCCAGCGCCGCTGATCGTCTCAGACAGCGACTCTAAATCAGGCAAATCCACATCGGCCACACCCATGTATTCACTGCCATTTCGGTAGGCCATGAAGTTATTTAGTTTCTCTGGTATTTGCTTCAACTTTCATCCCTCCTTAGCTTAGATCGAGCCGAGATAGCTGGCGTCGTATTCAACGGTATACTCCATTTCCTGAGCAGGAGATGGGGGCGTTATATATGTTCGGAATTTAAGCTTTCCGTTTGCTACTTGATCAGGAGGATTATCCTCTTTGTTAAATTCGACGCGACCGCCCAGGATATACCCGCTGGCCATCAGGCCATTAAGTCGGATGTTTAGAGAATCGACCACAGCCTCGACCAGCCGTTTATTAGCTGGCTCATCCACATATGCCCACTGAGTTAGAATAATGGTGTTATTCCACCAGTCGAACATTCGACGCACCGGAATAAATGCGTTTTGAGGATCGATCAGTTCGGGATACGCACCAGTCCGATTTCCCCAAGCCTTAAATCCGCCGATGAAGTTTATAGCTGTCACGATTCCCTCGCTATTTATAACCTCTGCATCATCGGGACCGAGTGCTACAGGCTTACCGTCCTCCGCTACAACACCATCGATTTGGAGCGTCTTGTTGGATGGTGATCGGTAAGGCACGCCGTCGCTCTCTTTATCCAACTGACAGATAACTCCGGCCAACTGGGTTGAATAGCGGAATGTACGGCCTGATTTTGTCACTTTCGGCCAGGAGACGACCTGATTTTTGCTCGTATACTGGTTTTGTTCCTTCCATTCTCCGATCTCGGTATACCTCAAATTCGCTGGGACATCAGTAATGGCCATTGCATTAAAATGGCCATTTATTTTAGCTGACTTCGCGGTCATCACGGCTGCAACGGTCGGATCGTGTGAGAAGCCAGGCGCTAGAATCAGCCCAGGAATAACTCGCAACAACGGAAATACCTTTTTAATCAATTCCAATCCAGTAGCAACGCCATTACTATCAGTGCCGCCAATAATATCAACAGCTGCAACAACGCTCGGATCAAGTACGTCATATTCGACACTGACCGAATCCGATGGAGTAATAGCCCCGCCAGACATTACAGAGATAACTGCTTTCCCAACCTCGTTAAATGTCAGTGCATAGTCCGTATCAAGCACGTATTCCGTCCCTGAACCACCTGTGGACTGAACTTTAACGCTGCTCAGGATAATCCCTTCATCCTCGATCACAGCCCGACCAGCCGAAAATGTAACTGTTTTGGACGACACTGCTTTTTTGTGAGTAGCAGGGTCTAAAACATTGATAAATACCGCTGGAGATTGCCTGTAAAGACGAAAATGCGAGTAAGCAAATTCGCATAATGTATAGCTATTCCAGTCATCAGAGCTGCCAAAAGACCTGACAAACTGCTCCCAGCTCTCGATGAGCAGCGGCACGTTAACAGGATAAGTACTGTTGCGCGACAGGCTAACTGGCGCCGTGCCAATTACAACAGGGATTGTAGCAATTTGGGACACTGGTGTAAGGGTCTGGGGCTGTATTTCAGTAACGTAAATTCCGTGGCGTTCCATACTAAACACTTCCTTCCTGTTCGGCTAATACCGCTTGATACGCTGCGTAAAGAGGCGAGCCAACTTCATTTAATTCGCCGCGCCGTTTTGTAAATTCGGAAACAGGCAAAAATAAAGAGCGCATCGCCGGGATACGCTCCAAATCCTTTTCCATATATTTAGGCACGCCATCTTTAAAAACTGAGTAGGTCGCAACTTTAGGCAACGGAGGGCCAAGATAAATAATCGCCTCAGTCGGCCCTGGTTCAGTGCGAGACTTCTTTACGGCCGCACTTGCTGGTTTCTCTTTACTCACTTAAAAATCAACCTCCTGTTGGATCGCCGGAAGCGTCCAATTAGTTTCGACAGCCCCAAAGTAGTAAGGATGCAAATCCTCATCGTCGTAGACACTCCAGTCGCAGGGGTAATCGATCCTGAATTGTTTATTTACTATCCGTTTGGATAATAGGTGTGTCCGGATGCGCTGCAGTACATTCAGCACAATCTTATTTCCTTGACGGTCGTGCTGCTCGTCGTATATACCAGCGAGCAGGATTACTCTGGAACTTTCCGGATCTCCTTCTGACTGAGCGCCCCCGTCCGTTACCCGGACAATGATATATGGAAAATGCTCGGAGTCGTCTTCTTCCACCTTTGCAGGCAAGGACTGAGGATAAATGTTCATTGGTGCAGGCTCTCCCCCTGCATTCAACGTTTCAAACCCCGCAAACAAAGCCTCTAATTCTGCAACTAGAGCGTCTTGAAGCAAATATGGTGTTGACATCAATTCCCCTCCAATGTTCGCTTGATTTCGTGCTGCAGCCTCTTGTTGTAAGTCTCGACAGCCTGCTTTTCAACGAAATCGCGGACTTCTTTATTGTTTACCATTTGAGGCACAGGAGGGCCGAACAAGCGCTGGATCGGAAGCCTACTCTTAGATGTACGCCTAAATGCTTTAACGCCATTTATACTGGCGACAAACCCGCGCATGATTTCCTTCAAGGAGCCTTGTTTCTTAACAGCAGCCTTGAATTTTCTCGGGCGAGAATTGGGATTGCTGGCGTTGATACGAAACTTTTCCAGCCCGATACTACCACTTTTTGAAGTAGCCGCAGCTGTTAGCGATCCCCGAGAGGCTTTAATGACAGTAAAGGTCTGATTAACATCCTTCGCTTTTATTCTATATACCTCTCTAGCTTTTTTGTTCGCATTGGTTCTTACGCCGCTGGCAGCACGATTAAGCGCCCGATAGATTACCACGGGCGCTTTTTTAGAGTACTGTCCTAGCCGCTTCTCGACCTTTTTAATTTCTTTTGAAGTTATCTTGATCATGATCCAGTCCGCTTAAGAGTGATGGTATACATAGCATCGTCCTCCTGCACATCTGCTACCTTAAATGTCCGCTTATCTACCTTCATATCGGCATCAATAACGGGCTTTTTAGGCAAGCTTGATTTAAGCACATGAAACAAAAAAGAGGCGCTATAAACGCCGTCTGTGGGGTTGTTCGTTAAGCTGCGCCTTTTTTGCAACAGATCATCATCGACGATTATTTCAACTGCTTTATTGTCGATTAGGCGAACTTCTGCGAATTCTTCTAAATTCATAAAGACATTCTTGGCATCCTTGGCCAATTGGTCTTTAAAGTTGGACATTCAGATCACCATTTGTCAATTGGTTGTGGTACCATTCCTCATATCTGGCGACTCGCTCCTCTTCCTTGCCAGACGGATCGATTTCCAACTCTTTAAGTCGGGCCTTCTGCTCATCGGCTTTAAGTTTGGCGAATTGCTCTACAGAAAGCGGAAGACCGAAAAGAGGCAGTTGACCGTTGTCCAAATTTGAGTCAGGTTCCGGAACAGTTCCTGGACTACCCTTCTCCTCATCATTGTCAACTGGTTGGATATCTGGAGCTGCTTCACAAACCCCTAGAGACAGCAACCGCCGTTCTTCAACCTCGTCTAATTTAGGGATAATCTCCCCCGATTTATACGTCCGGCCACCCGTCAGTACCTTCTGATTCTCTTTAACTTTTAATCTCATGTGGCACCTCCTACACCTGAGCGACGAACCAGCCGTCAACATCTTCTGGAATTGGGATTGGACGAGTACTCAACCGAATCATTCGAGCATCGCTATTTTGATCTGACCACGATTTTGGAATCCGAGTACCCTCGTAGGTATGGAATTGACCGTCGGGCTCCATTTGAGTCACAGCGCCATAAGAAAAGCCGCCCAAGTTAGGACGGCACAGGATAACATGATCGTCAGGAATATACGGTTGTTCGTTGCCGTCGTCATCAATGAACCAATCATTGTAAGTGTACATTTCCATGCCAAGCTCTGGAAGACGGCCGACAAACGTAAGGGCCTCATTGATAACGTTAGGATTCATCAGAGCAAGCGTAGCATTCTGCTGATCTACCAGTTTCTGAATTTCTGGATCCTGTCTGAAATCCTCCCAGGCGCTTTCTCCGAAAATGACCATGATAGGAGCAATTCCGGACTTTTTAATAACTTCAAGGCGCCATGCCTTCAAATTTCTAAGCTTCTTGCCAGCGGATCCGCTATCACCCCATCTGTCAGCACCTGCCAAGGTCACTTTGTTATCGAAACCAAAGTCAATGACGTCCTCGACATACTCCGAGTCTAGTTTATCGATAAAACCCTTCACGATGATCGGCCTGCCAAGAAATAATTCTCTTGCCATCCATTCGATACGACGAGCGTTCATATCTTCGAGTTCAGATAGGTCTTTTGCAAGCATTTCAGCCTGTCGCTGCGCCGGCGTACGCTGGCTAAACACATTTTCTCCCATACCCCGGGTCATAAGGTCATCCACAGTTAAAATACGCTGTGGAGCGATTTTCGGCGCCCTGTACTCTTTGGTTTTGTAACCATCACGCGCGACCGTAATACCGCCTACACGCGGCGCAACAAACGGAGCCATCGGACGCTTGCCCTTCTTATAATCAAAGATTACATTCTCTGTTACGAACGTTTCTTCCCCGGGGAAAAAAGTTTTAGTGAAGAATTTCCGTAGCGGCATTGTTTTTTGAATTGCCGCGAGCATTGTCGTTGTTCTGTACAAATCCAGATTTAGCATATGTTTTGTCCCCCTTAACCTTCATAAGCTTGAGCATCTTTAATAAAAATGCCCAGCATGCGCAAACGCTCTTCGTGCTTATCCGCAGTGTCAGAGCCACCAAAAATAAGTGCTTGACGATTAAACGAACCGGAGCTATATGCCGTTGTGACGATATCATCGGTCGCCCCAGCGCCCCCGGTGTCGATCGTATCCGTCAAAATTGAGTCAGCCAATTGACTCCCATCATCTTTCGTGCTGTCTACAATTACAGCTAGATCGTCATCAGTGATAATTCCGACAACTGTCCCGCGCTGCAACACACCCTGACCAGCCTTAAGTGTGACTGCCTTTATGTCCGTTGGATGTTTCGTGTCGTAAAACAGATTATCCGGCGTCGTCGAACCAAAATTATCATTCCACAAGTTTGCCATTATTTCGTCAACTCCGTTCCGCCTCTACGGGCATTCATTGCATTTGCGATAGCATCAATATTTGCGCTTTCCTGAACCTTCTTCTGATCCGCGTCCGAAGGAGAATTTTCTGGTTTTACCCCTCCGTTATTCTGCAGCTCTTGCTGGCGAGCTTGAATAAACACCTCGCCGCGCCCGGCGTCCTCTTTAAGGGCCATGAATGCCAGCTTGCCAGCATCCATCGGCTCCTCATACTTAGCCTTGTTTACCAACTCCGGAGAAACAGTGTTAGAAATCTCGTCGATTTCTTTCATACGATTCCGCTCGGTTTCAACTGCATTTTTAACAGCCTGCTCGACGAGTTGGTTACATAACTGAGGGTACTCATTTTTAAGTTCTTCGATATTTGTGATAGGCACGCCGTCACTCTCCTTTTGATTTTCGTTTTTTGAACCTTGTTGGGCAACATTTTGGGGCGATTGCAGGGACTGTATTAACCCAGGTGCAGATGTAAAAGTAGGACGGGTATTAAACCCGGATAGATCATGAGCGATCGAGTTAACAACTACGAAACGGTTATCTTTCGTCATGCTAGCCTCGACAATTACATCATCCATAATCTCGTCCACAAAGCCCTCAGCCATTGCTTCTTCTGCTGTCATCCATTTCTCTTGATCCATCAGAGCTGATAATTCTTCAGCTGTTCGACCTGTTTTGCTGATATAACCATTGATGATGCTCGACTTTACGGTATCCAGCACATCTCCTACCTTCTCTAGGTCCTTCTTGTTGTAGTACCCCATCAACCCTGCCAGAGGATCGTGCACCATTATAGTCGCATTACTCCAAGCCTTCACGATGTCACAAGCAGCCAGAAGGATCGTGGCAGCACTCGCAGCTACACCTTCGATTATCCCAGTCACCTTAGCGGGGTGGGCTTTCAATTGTGCGTAAATTGCGTTAGCTGCAAAGACATCGCCGCCGCCGGAATTAATTCTCATAACCAGATGACTAATGTTGCCGAGCGCTTTAAGGTCTTTGGTAAACTGGTTGGCATAAATACCTTCTCCTTCATCGGCCCACCAGGGCTTTGACGATGCGATTTGACCGTATAGGATTAATTCCCCTTCGGTTTCGCTGATATTTCGGAATTCCCAAAAATTATTCATCCTCTTTGTTCACCCCCTTCCCCGGAATAAATAACTTCTCTGTTGCCGATGTAGAGAAGCCAGCCTTCTCCAAAGCCTCATTTTCAATTTGAAGCTGCTGAACGTTTGTCCAGAAATCGCTGCCGTTATTTTCTATTGCTTCCCGTTCGTGAGTGCTCAGTCCCATCTTGATTTTTAATATCGATGCCTGTGCCTCTTTAACAGGGTCAAGTTGTCCTGGAGCCGGGCCGTTCCACTCTGCCTTACACCATGCTTTTCGAATTCTAGGGTCGCCAAAGAACCCGGGCGCACGAACACGACCGAGTGCAACAGCTTCTGCAAGCCACTCCTCATAAATCGGCTGACAAAACTCTTTTGCCGTCCACTGTCGGCGCATACGGAACATTTTCCAAGCTTCGAGCAATGCGGCCCGTGACGCCGAATAAGACGATTGAAAATTTTTAAGTAATAGTTCGTAAGGTATCTCGAGCGCAGCTCCCACATAAAGGCAAAGAGATCGTACAAACGGGTCGAAGTTGGCATTTGGTCGCTTTGGATCGGCGATTTGAATCTCTTCGTCTTGCCCAAGGATGTTGATAGCCCCAGGACCCATCTCATAGTTATTTTGGTCTTCTGCTGCCACTTGTTGATCAAGAGGGATCATTGATCCCATTGGATTTTCTGTCGTCGTTCCGGTAGTTTTTATGAAAATCGTAAACATAGCAGATATTACTGCCGCCATAAGTTCGGCCTCGGTATAACGTGTTATCTGCTTCAGCGTCTCGATTACTGGCGCCAATAACGGCACGCCTCTACGTTGCTCGGCCCGTTCCGCGTCCATAAGGTGAATGACATTGGGTCGTCCGGTGCGTTGTCCATATGCTTCGATCCTAACCCATTTCCGCATCTTCCCGCTGGTGTAGTCGGTGGCATAAGTGTTCGCAATATGATAGGCAACGAGTGCGCCATCGTCATCAATTTCTACTCCAGAGTAGATGCGGTTACCGTTCGAAGCCGTCGCCTCTACGGAAGTGCCTAAAACGCCGTTTCCTTGCGGAGTACATACTCGATCCCCCTCGATAAGGTGGATGCGTAAACCATAAGGCATATACGGTTTTCTTTCCGCTTGTTTAAAAACTGTAAAAGAGTCTCCATTCATTAGCATTCCAAGAAAGGCAATGCCCTGCTGGTCATAAAAATCATTCATCCTGACGGCATCTGAATGCTTTGATTCCGCCCAAAGGTTAAACTCCTCCTCCACATGGCCACACCAAGCGTCAGCTTCTTCAGTCGTGAGCCCAAGCAGTTCGGCGTTTATCCTTGCTTTTAGCCGTAGTCCAGGGCCGATAACATTTGTTTTTGTAGTCTTAAGTGCTGCTGCACCAAGTGGACCATTCATGTATAGGTCACGGGACCGGCTCCGCAGCGTGTCAAGGTTGGGGTCAATATCATCTCTCGGGTTTTTAGCTGACGTTATCCAACCCCGCATACTCTTCTTTTGCTGACTGGCTCCCCCTTGCTCATAACCATTGATGACACGAGTAACCTGGCGAGCTGCCGCACGCCTCATCCCGGCCTCTGGGTTAAAAAATGAAACGAAACGATCTGTGATATTAATAGCGTCCACCCCCTTTCAAAAAACAAAATTTAAAAATCCCGCGGAATTATGCCGAATGTTTTATTCCGGCCCTTCCCTTGGGATACAGCTTCTTCAGCAGCTATTTCTTTTTCGAGGTACTTAATCATTCTGGCTATTTCAGATAGATTTGCTCGCGTCAAATTTTTTCCGGAAATAGAGTATGACTGAGCTCCGCTTAAAATAGCTGCCTCGCATGCAATGTACTGAGAATAACGTATCTTCAATTCACTCAATCTGCTGCTCACTAAAATCCCCCTCTATACTTGAATTCCTTTACTCGCTACTCCCTTTTTCCTAGTACCAACAACTCGTGAACTTGCATTAGGAATTACCCCAGTACAGAACGGTTGCATATTATCCAAATCAGGTTGAAGAATTTCAATTGCAGCGCGATTGTAAACAGCTAGGTCAAGCGGCTCATTCCTGGCCCGCACTTTCACCCAAACTTGATATGGAACACCCATTTTTACGCGAGTATGAAGCGCCTCGGCCGTCAGACCCTCGAAGTACTGGCGCTCATAGCCGCGGTTCCGCTCCGGTGTAGAGAGCGGGAAATGGCAGTAGCCCCGCATTCTATTCCCATCCTTATCTACCAACGGGGTTTTCAATGCACTCATGACCTTCGACTTCCCTTCGTCTACGCCGAGTCTGACGACGGTAGCCTTATATCGGTTATTCGTGGATGTACCGATGATCAGAGGCAGCCGTGTCCCGTCGCCAGTGCCTTCCCCTTTGATAGCAAAAATCCTTCGAGCCGCCCGTTCCTTACAGAAACGGTACACTTCATTCGTAAAGTGACCGCCCGAGTCCATGCAAGTGAGAGCGATTGGGAATTTCCTGCCCTCAACATCTTCCCATGTACGTTTCAAATATTCGTCGAGATCCATCCAGACCTGCTGCTGTTTAAGGTCGCCGTAAATAACGTGATATTGAATATGCCAATTTTCATGACCAGCTCCCCAACCTTGAATTTCAACCTCAAAGCGATCGTCCTGGGTATCAACGGCCGCAGTGAGCACCTTTACGCCTTCCGGCACGTCAGCGTGGTACATTTCGCGGCGATTGTAAAGGATATCCTCGTCAAGTCGCTCGCCCTTTTCTTCCCATGGTTCGCCGAGCGAGGTATTAACCCAGGCTTTCAACGTTTCCGTACCGTTACGTCTCGCTTCCAGAAACTCTTCAATGATGGTTTCCCAGCGTTTCCACGGGCTTGCGAGCTCGTTCAGGTGGAAGCCCCTAACCTTTGAATTATCCTTCCTAGCGATCCACTTACCATGACCGTTCTTCCATTCAATTTCCGAATGGATGGCCCCGCAATATTTGCAGGCCATGGACGCATCTTCGAAACGGATTTGAGCCCAAACAAGCGGCTGATGATCTCCGCAGCTCGGGCAAGGCAAGCTCCACTGCTCCATACTGCTGTCCTCGTAAGCTGATTCGATACGGCTTGCTCCCTTAGTTGTCGGCGTACTGACCAGCAGCCGCTTTCGGTTGTGAAAGGTTGTGGCCCGCTTGGAAACAAGGGTCACCGGGTCGCCCTCAGTGCCTGCTGAAATCGGGTAGCGGTCGACCTCATCAAGAAGTACAATGCGGATCGGACGAGACGCCAAAGAAGCCGGCGAGTTGGCGCCAGCCATTGTGATGTGTCCGCCCGGGAATGTCTTGTGCAGCATCGTGTTCCCGCTATCCCGGCTTTTCGCCCCAGCCATCCTCTTTTTAAGCTCTGGGGTATCCCGCGCCATCGGAGAAAGGCGGTCCTTCGAGAAGGCTTGCGCCAGTTCAAGGGTCGGCTGCACCAGCATCATTGGTGACGGATCTTGATGCACATAATATCCGATTGCATTCAAAATGATTTCTGTCTTGCCCACCTGTGCCGATGACATGACGACAATTGTCTCGACCTCCTCATCATTGAGGGCATCCATGATTTCCCGCTGATATGGAGCGCGATCTGTCCGCCATTGACCAGGTTCAGCAGAAGCTTCCGAAGAAAGCCGACGGAATTGATCGGCCCATTCGGAAACAGTTAGCTTTGGTGGCGGAGCAACGACCCGAGCGATCCTACGAAAGAGGGAGATGGTCTTTTGATCAGGTTTCGTCATTCAAATCAGCCCTCACTCGCTCCTCCCGGAAAAGATCAGGATCGTAATCGGCGAGCTCCGCCAAAGCTTCGTCCAGCGCTGCAGATATCCTGCCTTTTATAACATTCAGCTGGTTTTGACCCATCAATTCCGGGGCCAGGCGCATCGGTATAGCTCTGATCCGCTGACGGAAAGCACCGAGCATGTCGTTCATAACCGCCTCGACATCCTGAGATCGATGCAGTTCACCCTGCATTTCGGCGAGCTCAAGGGCCGCCTTTTCCTTTTTGATGCGTTCGTGCTCCGTCTTCTCATCAATATACCGAGGCTTTTTGTCATCCTCTCTACCGCCAGAAACGTGCTCGATGTAATCCTGGACCGCTTCCCCCAGAATATATTTGCCACGATTGACCTGTTTGAGGACGCCTTCCCCGGTGATCTGCCGGACCCAACGATCAGATTTTCCGATAATGGCCGCCAATTCACCGGTTCCGACGATCATCTCATGCATTTTTTCAGCTTCCGCTTTCTTTTTGGCCATTATCCCACCTCAACTTCCGTTTTTTATCGTTTTTCACGCTTCGCTTCTTTAGTAGCTTAATTCGAAGGGAAAATTTAAAAGCCTCGAATCCTGACGACCCGGAGCGGAAGCGGAACTAAAAATTTGATAATAAATCTAGCGGAAATTCGGGGTCACGCGCACCCGCACTCAGTCTCGACCTCTGAAAGTACCTTTTTTGAAAATTTTCACGTTTTTTTCATAATCACATCACGTCACAGGACGCCCGCACTTCCTTGCTACAGACGTTCTAATGCTTGTCAGTATGTTTGCGCTTGTTTGACATTAGAATGCACTATGCGTCATTTCTGATCGTCTGGCGATGTGTCAATTGCCACCTTCCTATGTTGTGCCTTTAGATATATCTCAGGCATCGAAGCTACCAGTAATTCCTTCACTAGCGCCTCGTCAAATTCCTTGAGCAGGGCAGTGTATAGTTTTTTAGCTTGATAAGCTGCGGTTTGTTCGGTGTTGAGTATTATTGGCTTTGGCAACGATCCTAGACGATTAACTATGCTGGGCTTATCATTGCTATTCGGTTGATTCATACCTGATCTACCTTTCTATTTGGAATATAAAAAAGCCACCCATGAATGAGTGACCTTGGATTTGCGTATTCGGTTAAAACTGATCATGCATCCCTATATCGAATCTTCTATGAGAAGCATACAGGAACGCTATAATATTCCCGTTGTTCGTCTTAGGTAGATTCTCGAAGTGATCTCTCACCTGTTCTTCCCAATCAATTGCTGTCACCTCATATGATCTCAAATGCTCTATCTGATTTATTATCCATTCTCTCTGCTCTGTTGTAACTCTCATATGCTGTTTGTTCTTCTTAAGAGAGAAGTATTTCAGATAGGTTTTTATATATGAATTATCCTCATTCTCTAAAGTGAGGTATTTATTTAATCTTTTATCATTCGTTATTAATATATCATTCGTTATTAGCGTTGGATTTTCCACAACTGGAAAACCCGATTCTGGACGTAATGACGGGCTTTCGTAAATATCCAGCTCCCACGACATGATCTTGCCCCGCTCATTTTTAACCGGGTACCGATGTACATAGCCCAGCTGCTCCAGCTCCTTCATGCCGGCCCGGATAGAGTCCTTACCCTCGGTGGTGTGCTTGGTCAACTCGTCTATGTAGAATTTGAAAGTGTCCGGCTTGGACAGCATATAGGAGAGCAGGCCGCGAGCTTTAAAGGAGAGGCGTTCATCATGAAGTAATTCATTGATTATCCGGGTGAATGGTGGCGCTGCCTTGCCTACTTTGCTGACTCGATATGTTGCCACCTCACTCCCCTCCGGTTAATCAAACTGCAAAAGAAAAAGCCGCTCAAATAAGCGGCTTAATTGCTAGACTTTCCTTCATGGTAATTCTTCAACATTGTAACACAATGAGTTATGCCATCATAAACGCCCTTTAAAAACAATCCTTTGTCGCGGTCAACCTCAATAGGATATTCCTCGCAGAGTTCTCTGTATCTCTTCTGCTCTCTTTCAATTTTCATGATCAGATCGCCTAAATGTTCTGACTTTTGGTCGTAAACTTCCTCGACCTTTTGAACGAATTGATCAAGATCAACACTTTTATGATCCAACCTCAACACCTCCCCCATCACATTTCGACACAAGGAGGCAATTTCCTGCTATTCCCAACAGACATAATAAAGAGCGGTAATTATACGGATGTGGGCAAGGATTTGCACCCTGCATATCATGTACACCTTGTTTATGCACCAATACACGACTACTCCGTCTGATGCTCGGGCCGAGTTTATTTAGCGTCTACCTATTCCGCCACCACACCTCGGTTATGATTGATCACGCTCCTCAGATGAGTTTGCCCACTACATCCGTGACATACATAATCAATCGTACTGGGAAAAGATCAGGAACTTTGCACCGAATCATTTTTAACCGTCCTCGCGGGTATTCGGAGCGTTTACGCCCCATCGGTGTCCTTTATTCGATTCCCCATGATACAAGAATATCAGGTAAAAAACGTTGCAACACACAAATTCTTCTCATTTTTTTCTCTATTTTTTCTCTGAAAATAAAAAAAGCCCGAGATTACCCCGGACAATTCTATACATGGCTCATTGCTCTGCTTTCCCTTCTTCCGTTAATCGCTCATCCGGAGGGTAAGAATATAACCCAGGCAATTCAGGCTGGCGCCCTTCTTTAA